TTACTTCTTATACTCAGTTAATTAGTACCTTCAATGAAGGAAGTATGAATTGCACACAATTTGTAGCGACAGTGACAGAAGGTCCTACCGTTGGTCATCCTGAGATTGTGAGTTACAATTCACACTATCCATTATTCAAAGGAGTACTAGTTAACAGTCATACTACTAAGGGACGAGACTCGCCAGATATAGAAGATGATAGTTAATTTTTCTATACCAAAAAAAAGAGAAACAATTTTATTTATTAACACTTAAAAACATTATCAAAATGTCATCTAAAAAGAACGCAGCTAAGAAAGCTGCAGCAGATGCAGCAAAAATCGCTGCTAAAGAATCTACTAAGGTTGAAACCAAAGTTGAGAACAAGAAGGAGGAGAAAGCTAATGCTCCTCAAGTAGCTGCTCCGGCAGCAACCGCTAAGAAGGAAGAAGCTCCTAAGGCTCCAGCTCCTAAAAAGGAGGAAAAGAAGCAGGAACCAAAGGCTGAGGCAAAACTTCTGACAAACAGACCGCCCAAAAAGGTACTGCACAACAGGAGAAGCCAAAAGCTAAAAGTAAAGTTCCTACAGTAATCGCCGAAGAGGTAGATGCTACTGCTCTTGGTAGACAATTAGGTATACCAATTGACGGAGCTGTAAAGAACGGTCAGTCTTCTACAGATGCTAAAGCCATGTTAGTTAACTATGGCTATCAGCGCTTTATCAACAACAAAGAGTTCAAAGAACAATATCCTGAAAAGTATATTCAGACAGCGCAAGCAATTGATGCTGTATGGTTGTTGGCAATGGTTGAAGTTAAGAATGAATTCATTGAACGTACCGATCGTGGTGAGTTCATTGTTCAGATCTCTCCGGATCAGATCATTCCGCTCAACGAAGTAGCTGAAATGATGGGCATCAAATTAGCAGCTCCAAAGGCTATTGAAGGTCCTAACGGTGAACAACAGCTTGCTATTGATTTCAGTAAGTCAGAGACTCCTGACGAACTGAAAGATAAGCATACTGCAAATATGGGAGGTGCAGCTCCTGAAATTCCTGAGTTGGATATCGAAAAGATTTCAACTGACGAACAGATCAAGGCTGCTCTTGAATATTTGATTCGTAAGGATCGCAATATTGCCGTAAATCTTGTGAACACTGTAGAGTGGTATCGCAATCTCCGTATTATGAAGGAACAGAATACTGACAAACGTCTTGAATTAGACGATCGTGGAGTATTCGATTGGATTACTGAAATCTTCTCCATTATCGAACCTAGCGGTTTGTTCAATGGATTAGGTAAAGCTGTATACATGTATACTGCTCAGCACCAGTCTCCTATCGTAGCACACTCATTACTGCGCACTTATATGAAGCCTATGGGCTGGAATGATGAGCAGGTTATGCAAGCTGCAAAAGCTCTTATTCAGGAGCGTTTCCGCTTGAAGCAAAAAGAAAATCCAGAGTTGAAGGTAACTGAGGACAAAGCTTTACAGGCTCTTGTCAACAATCTTGGTAATGATTACATTACTAAGGTACTCCATGATTATCACATGATAATCTCTTCAGACGAAGATCCAAAGAAGAAGATAGATCTTGAGGAAGCAAAGAAAAATGCTACTAAGATCATTCAGAATGTACGTATGAATTTCTTCCCGGAAAAGACTACGCCTACAGATGATCAACTTCGTATGGTTATCGGTCAAGTTATTAACTTGTATCGTGATCCTATGGACCGTCTAGCAGAATACGAAGTAGCTAAAGATATCGTCGTATCCGGCGAATATCCTGTTACTGAACAGAAACCCGCAGAAGAGGAGAAACCAGCTGAAAAAAAAAATTAACGCTGTGGATTCTTAGTGCGTGGAAGCGTATTCTCACATGGAGAAGAATCTTTCACTCTAATTAAATCATAATCAATATGACTAGTAGAGTTTTATCAGTTCTAGTAGTGTTCCTTGCCAGTATTTTTGTTGGCTGGAATCTAATAGGTACAACTGAAAAAGTGCAGGCACAGCCTGTGATTCCCTCATATTTGGAGCTAATGTCTATGACAAAGCCTCAAATTAAAGAGAAATCGTCTGTGAGTATCGACACAATTAATATCGCTGTCGATGTAAACACTCAGGAAGTATCCATAAAAGGAACAACAGACGCAGTCGTCAATGTAACAACAACAGGTGAAGTTAAACCGGTTGTTAAGTGGAGAACTAAAGTAAAAGAAGTAAATACAGGATTTCCAAAAGTAAGTAGCATAGCTAACTTACCGGAGGATGTAAAACCACTTTCTCCTTTTACTAAAGATTCTAACAATGAAGAATAAGAATATTTCTACACTTAATTCGATGATAAGATTATCTCGAATTATTCGTAACTTTAAGAATGCTAGACGCGAGTTAAATCAAGTTATAGTTCAAACTGAGTATTTCATTATTCAGGGAGAATCAAGTAACACTCTTGAAGTTAAGACAAAACAAAGTATAGATAATACCTTATACTTAGAGCAGTACCTACGTTCGTCTGTAGGGTATCTATGTAAGTGCTTGGATGGCTTTGATCCGGGTAAAATGGATCCAATTGATTACATCTGTAGTAGAGATGTAACTGATGGCATAGTTGATATATGCCGTGGTGGGAAGGTAGTTGCAAACATCAACCTATCATCTGGAAAAATTTTCTCAGTAAAACCAGAGACATTAGATGCAGGAGAAGATAAATCCTCAGCGGAAAAAAGTTAATGACAATAGCCGCTTTATAAATACTAAAATTATGTCATAGTTCGAGAGGAGTAAAACTGTAGCGTAAATCACTCCGGCAGAAGGCATGCGGTGTCTAAAATAAGACAATACGCACTGTGTCAGGAAGCTTGTGTTCATTTACACATGGTCCGAAAAGTACATGATCTGAGAATATGTATACTGCTAAAACAGTTGAGATAACAAAAGGTAAGATGTTAGCTTACACACGTGAAACCTGTGTAAGAGGAGGTGAGAGTGAGCAACCTTCAAATAAGATTATGATAATGAGAACCGATTGGTGATTTGATTAATTAAAGACTCGTAATTTAAGAGAAGACACACTGAATTACAAACAGCTCAAAGGGAACGAAATCCCTATATTCGTATGCACTATCAAGATGTGACTCAAAAAGGAATATAAACACGATGCTGAGGCAAGAACAAAGTGTTCTTGAACAATCCCTTGGAAAAGGATTGTTGAACAATATTAAGGCTGACTAACGCAACAAGCGGGTTCCAACCTCGCTTCATACAAAAGCGCAACTATGCGTCCTGATTGGAAAAATAGGCTAACTCTAGTGTTTTTATGATAATTGGTTCGTAATATAAAGGGAGTAAATAACTGATACTAATGTAAGGATAACCGTGTTATGGTACATACTTATACAAAGTAAGGATATGAAAGCTGGATATGCAATGGCCCAAGTATATACTTGACTGGTTACTCATGGAGCAGGAGCCAATCCTGTACGCTATCGTAATTAGCGTGCTGCAAAAGAACTTACGTATAAGGGATGAGGTATATGAGATTGATACCGTCTTTCAAGTCTAAGGTGACTCATGAGTTTTGTCGTGTAGATGAGTATAATATATGAGAAATGACGAGACTAAAATATAATAGTCTAAAATGCGAGTATGAGGGCGCTATAACCCTGAACTTAGAAGCGAACACCTTTAGCAAGTGTTATTACGTGGTAATAAGTAAAATTAGGAGACGCAGAGAAAACTCCTTGTAAAAAACGGCAGAGCTTAAGCATTTCAAGATATGCAAATGCCTTTGATTTATTATACTAATTCATACCAGAATTTTGGATAATAAACATCGTTATGGATTAAGGAAGTAAATAGAGTTATTAAAGATGCTTTAGAGTTAGAATCCTAAAACCAGTTTAATAATAATTATAGTATATGATGATATACTTAATGAATCAACTTTACTTACGCTGAATAGAGTCAGCTATGATAAAATGAACTCTAATTGTTTAACTATTTAACTAATTGGGAAGTCCAATGGAACTGTAAACGCTGAGACTACCGTTCGTAAGAGTAGTGTGAGTAGACAGATCACCACCCCGACTGCCAACCGACATTGCTGACTGTTAAGACACTCGTAAAGTACAATGCGCAACATTGTATGTGAGAGAACGCTGAATCGTTAGTTACCTGTGTTGTTTCTTACACTGTCTCTGTAAGGGCAATAGTACACTTATGATGAAAGTATTCCATAAGCAAACAAGGAGACGATGATAGGTGGAAATCCTAATGTTCGTGCAGTATAAACAAACAAATCCTGGAAATGGTATAGATGGGTCATGCTATAAGCAATGAGTCTATGATTTTAGTAATGTTAGATTAAACAACCGTAATTCTGACGAATTTCGATAATACCGGACATACTCAGTAGGTTCTAAGGAACTGATGATAAAGTGGCTTATATCGCATCTAATCGCGTTATACGCTTACGGTGAGAGGTGCGTTGAACATCGCATAAGTTGAATTTCAACCGTCGAAACGGGACGATAAAACTAAGAAATAGCAGAGATTATCAGAAGTAACTCACAGAGTATTTCTCATAAATTTTCAATTTATTATTTTTGTGCTTAGTAGATTATGTGATTGAGTTCACCTATTCTAATTTTGAATAGCTATTAAATAATCGAACAGTGGAGAGATTTTATCAATTTTTGTATAACTATGTTCGTATTGGTATATCAAGTACGGACTCAAAAAGGAACATTTTATGGAAAATAATATTAATGGAGCTAACACTCCGGGTTTAGCAGCTCAAATTTTAGCTCGCTATCGGCAAACAGCCCAAAAGTTTGGGCCTTTCTTTGGACAGCAGATATTTACAATCGTAGCACAGACTCCTGACCTTAAGTGGAAAGAAGATGTAGCTACAGGTAAGAATACTTTCCGTCAGGAAGTAAAAGCTTATATTCTCAAGGCTATTGATGTTGAGTCAGTTAGTTTACTTGAGAAGGATGTTGATGGACGTCCGAAAATCATCTTGAATGAAAAGAAGAATGATCCATCATTAGTTTTTGAGCTTGCTGATCCTGAATTTACTAAAGCAACCCGGCAGAATGTAATTGAATGTATTGAACGGTTGAGTAAACCAGGCTCTAAGCCTATGTTCTTTACAGCTGAAGAACTTCCTATGTTGAATGACTTAACTAAGTTATCCAACCAGAGTGTGTTGAACTTCTATGAAGAGATGACACGTAAGTGTATGCAATTAGCTGAAACTGTCCGTGGTTATATGGATATAAATCAGCGTATGCAGGTTGAGTATTTACGGCAGTGCGGTTTAGATAATCAGGAAACTGAAATTCACGTAACTGCTACAATTACTGAAGAAAAATAGTAGAAGCTTATGAACGGCAGACTTTCTTCATTACGTGTAGAACTTCTGCGAATTCTAATATGTTCTGAGCCAGCCATATTGTCTAAAATTCAGATTTGGAATGGAGGACGTACAGAAACGCCTAAAAGAGTAAGTATTAGAGAAGATGGACGGGTCTTCCTATTTTACGGAAGTGGGCCATTATGGTGGCAAAGATTATTTAATACTTATGAATCGGTAAGTATTATAGACGCTTCTATTAGTATAGCAGATGCAATCACTGGGTCAAATTCGACTCGAAATGAATTTGCTTTCGACGAGATTACTAAGAGTATAATCGACGAAGCAAAGAAACGTAAGGATTTCGATTGTATTGTTGATATTTTGTTTGATTGTATGAGGAATTGTTCAGATGGGGAACTACATTCTAAATGGATTAATCAAGAGAATATCAAAAAATATGCAAGAGAAAATGGCATAACCAATGTTGAAGACATTAACCTTGAAGGGCTTAATGGAATAGTTGGAATTAAAACTGGTGGACGGGTTATTCCTATAGTACTCGGCCAGTTAAGAAAATTTAGAAAATATTGATTTGGATATTATCTTAAAAGCAAAATAATTTCATAGTACTGAATTGGGTACTATTTATAGTAATTACTGCTGAATCGGGCAGTTATTACTACACAGTCCCTTAACTCAATTGAATAGAGTAACACACTTCTAATGTGTAAGTTATGGGTTTGAATCCCATAGGGACTACTACTGGTAGATGTAGTTTGGTCGAGTATTTAACATTTAAAAACATTAATCAATATGAAATCAATTACATCAATATATTTGCTCGGAGATAAGAATAAAGGTAAAATCGGTCGTATTAAGGAAATTTCTAATGAAATTACCTTTTATTGGAATAAGATTAAAGAAGAAAATGTTATTCCGAAAGAAGCTAAACGTAATTATGACTTAAAAGCATTACTTCAGAAGATTGAAGCTCTATCTGAGGAACGTATATTATTAAAACTGTATATGCAGTGTATTAATATGGGTTATAAGAAATTTACTGAATTACCTAAAGATAATAACTATCTTAACATCTTTACTTTATGTGAAAAGACTGAACAGTTATTTCACTTAAGTAAGATTAAGACTCTTGATCCGAAACTTAAACGTTCTAAAGGAAAGAAGAACCTAGATAAAACTGAAGAGCTTACTTCAGCTTATATTGCAGGTCTAAAAAATAAATTACAATTGGAAATTAACAAAATTAATAAAGATATTACAGATTTTAATGAGAAAGCAGAGCTTAACATTGAAGCTCCAGCTTTATCCTTAGCTGCATAAATAATGTTTAAAGGGGGAATCCCCTTTAAACTAGTATTAACAATTTAATTATCAAAAATTATGAAAAAGATATTAGCAAAGAAAAATAATAGAACCGGTATAAAGAACCATAGAAGTAACAAGAATAAGTTTCGTAGAAGCTATAAGGCTTATCAAATAATGACGGTAAGCAAGAAACCGGGACCATCTGGAGTCATTAAATATGATGAGAATGGGAAAGTAATAGGATTTGTAAAGTGGGCAGGAAATAAGAAGCAGTCTGAATATACCACTAAAGTAGCAAAAGACGCTATGAATGAAAACAAATCTATAAAACAATCTAAAAAAGAATTAATCAAGAATATTCTTATGAAAGCAGGATATGATCCTACAATACGATATACCCGTAAAGAGAAGAAACATTTTACGCGTATAGTTAAGAACAATATGTTCACTAAACCTAAAGCTATTACGTTAACAACTGAACAAATCAAAGAGAAGATAAAAGCAGATAAACTTGCAAGAAAATCTATGCAGGCTAAATTTGATGAGTCAGTACGTAGTAATCCTTTAACTCCTAAGAAAGGTAAACAGACAGCTCCTAGTGCTGCAGAGTTGTCTATTAAAGAAAAACCTAATAAAAGAAATTTCCAATATGCTATACAAAGAAGATGCTCTGATAATGATATGAAAGTATATGATTTTGCTACTGGAAACTTTGAAGCATCTACTAGAGATGAAGCAAAGAATAAAGCTGCTAAATTAGCTAAGAAGTACAAAAAAGATACATCATTCACTGGAGTAACAGTAAAGGACATTGAAGGAGATAACAGTATAACTTATTATAGTCGTAATAAGTTATTAGCAGCATAAAAAACTAATAATATTTCTGTTTCCATATTTTAAACTGGTTTCTCATGTAGCTCAGTGGTAGAGCCGCTACTATGTAGTGTGAACGCGTTGGTTCGAGTCCAACCATGAGATCTAACTTTAAATACTTATAATATGATTATACGAGGAAAGATAGTCTACGTATATGATATTGAGGTATTTCAAAATATCTTTCATTGTTCGGTAAAAAATACAGAAACAAACGACATCTATAAATTTGAGATATCAGAGAGAAAAAATCAACTAAGGGATTTAGTTAAATTCTTTAAACAGGTAGATAAATATATTACTTGGGGAGATTATTATACTACAAATATTAATATTCCAGCAAATATTATATTCTGCGGTTATAATAACTTGCATTATGATAATCCCATAATTAATTATATAATTGAGTATGAAGATAAATTAATGCAATATAATATACCTACTATATGTAGCTCTATATTTAACCTAAGTAAAACTATAACTACTTCAAGTGAGGATAACATAGATGCATGGAAGCATTGGAAGTATCAAATATGGTTTGATACTTTTGATATTCTTACTATGTTATATTCTAATAAACTTAGAGTAGGTTTAAAGGAAATACAAGTAACAATGCAATATCCTAATGTACAGGAATTTGTATGTGATTGGACTAAACCACTTCCTTTAGAAGATTTTGACTCTATGATAGATTATAATATCAATGATATTGAATCTACTTCAGAATTACTAAATAGATGTAAGAAAGACGTTGATTTACGAATCGCTATTGAAGATGAATATGGAGTAAGAGTACTCAGTAAAGATGGTGTAAATATTGGAATGAAAATTTTAACTCAGAAATATCTAGAGAAAACAGGTTTAACTTGGAAAGATATCAAAGATTTAAGATCTCCAATGAGTGTAATACCATTGAAAGATGTAATATTACCATTTATTAAATATGATAGTCCTATTCTACAAAGAATACTAGAAGATATGAAAAATCAGATAGTATCTCCAGGTAGAAAAGGATATGAAAATAAATTTGTATTTAATAATTTGCGCTATTCTGTAGGAGTAGGAGGTATTCACTCTGTAAATAGTCCTGAGATTATTATTCCTAGAGATGATGAAATGCTTATAGATATAGATGTAGCTTCACTATATCCAAGTATGCTTATAGAATATGAATTCTATCCTAAACATTTAGGTAAAGAATTTTTAGAAGTATATAAGCAAATTAAAGATGAGCGAATTGAAGCTAAACACAACGGCGATAAAGTAAAGAACGAAACTTTAAAGTTAGCTTTAAATGGTTTATCAGGTAATTTACAGAATGAACATAATTTCTGTTATAGTCCATTTGCAGTAATGCAGATTAGAATTAATGGACAGTTACTGTTACTTATGTTAGCTGAAAAATTAACTCAAATTGGATGTCGAATCGTCCAAGCAAATACTGATGGTTTATTTGTCTTACTAAAGAAAGACGTATATTCCAAAGCAAACAGTATTTGTAGAGAATGGGAACAGCTTACTAAACTTACTTTAGAAGAAGATCGTTTTAAAGCAATGTATCAATATGCTATTAATGATTATTTTGCTATTACTGAAGATAACAAAGTAAAAGAGAAAGGAATGTTTATTACTACTGTAAAATTAGGTAAAGGATTAACTCCAAAAATTATACCTAAAGCAGTAATAAGTTTCTTTAAAGATGGAATATCAGTTGAAGATACAATTAAGAATTGTACAGATATAAGAGATTTTCTAATGTCTGAAAAAACTGGTAAACAATGGCATGTTGAATATATGAACGAGGAGCAACAGAGAACTAATCGTTTCTATGCGTCTACTAATGGTGGATATTTATGGAAATGGAAGTATAGTAATGATAGCGATGCTAAATCATATCAGAATATGCTTACTGCATCTGGTGTTACTCTTCTAAATAAATTTGATGATAAACCAATTAAAGAAAGAAAGATTAATTATAGGTATTATATTATGGAAGCCTATAAAATAATCAGAGATTTGAAACCGTTACAATTGAGCCTATGGGATTAACAGAGGCTTATCAGATATATTTCAGATAGACCATAAGCTTATATAATATATAAGACTATGATTTTAGAAATAGACACTTCTATCTTAGATAGAATACCAAAACTATCTATTAATCAATTAGTATTTCTAACCCTTGTATTGAATGATATCAAAACAATCAATCAAGACATTCAGAGACTTCTCAGCCTAGTTAATGAAGAAGAAATACAAGAGTTAGAGACTCAAGGTTTAATCTCTATCCAGTATGATAGAGATACTCAAGTCATAAGTAAAACAGAGAAACTAGAAGAACTTCTTAAAGAAGATAAAGCTATGTTTGATATGTTCTATGACCAATTTCCAGTTTATGTTATGAGACCTGATGGAACTAAGGGATTTCTCAGAGCTAACGTGAACAAATGTAGGAAGGAATATAACCACATTGTAGGCAAATCTAAAGCAATGCATGAACATATCATGAATTGTTTAAAATACGAAATAGATGAGCGTATGCGTACAGGTAAAATAGGTTATATGAAAACTATGTGGAAATGGCTTACTCAACATGAGTGGGAAACTATTGAGGAACAAATGAAAGTAGAAACTCCTAACCAAAATTATTATAATTATGGAGAATATATCTACTAAAACACTAACATTTAGACATATATCTTCTGCTACTAATGAAGCAGTAGAGTATATTCGTAAGAGAAAAAATCATGAGATTGTTTCTTTACGTACTAGATGGAGTAAGTTCAATAAGTCCTGTATGGGCGGTATTGAACCTAATACTATATATACTATTGTAGGTATATCTGGTAGCGGTAAGAGTTCATTTGTAAATACGCTTGAAAGTGATTTAATAGACTTAAATTCTAATCAGGATGTAGTAGTACTTAATTTTTCATTTGAAATGTTAAGTTCTAGACAAGTAGGTAGAAAATTGAGCAGTAAGTTAAGGCAAACTACTGCTCAGCTATATAGTTCTAGTAGTGATTTAGACAATACACTATTAGAAGAAGTAGAACAAACCTCTCAACAGATAAAATCATATCCGATATATTATGTAGATACACCGGGTACTGTTGCAGATATAGCATCTACCATTGATTACTTTTACGAAAATAAAGCTAAAGGCAAGAAGTTTGTGATTATACTTGATCATACTTTACTTGTTGAAGGTCAAAATCGTGAAAGTGCACTACAAGTGATTTCCGATTTACAGAAACTGTTTATTAGAGTAAAAAAGTTTCCAGATACTACAATAATACAGTTATCACAGATGAATCGTAATATTGAAAATCCTGAAAGAATTAATAATCCATCTATGCATTATCCAATGCGTAGCGATATATCTTCTGCTGATACTATCTTTCATGCATCAGATTACGTTATATGTATTCATAGGCCAGAGTTACTCAATATACAGAGTTATGGACCAAATCGTCTACCAGTAAGAGATAAAGTTTATTTGCATATTCTAAAGAATAGAGATGCAGGTGAATGTTCTATACTTGAGTTTGATAATGACCTTAAATACAATAACTTAATTGAGACTATACGAGAAGATGAACCAGTAAGGAAGATTTCGTTTAGTAATAACAATTAAAAAGGCTGAAAATTATGAAATCATATACATTTACATTACCGAAAAATACTAAGAGTGCAAAAACATATAAGGAGTCTTTAATGGACCGAGTAATTAACGCTTATCCTTGGATGACTGTAGAAAGTAAGAGTGATTATCCTTCTTGCAGTTATGGCATCGAATATGCTGGTGCAGGTGATATTATTACTTTAGGTTTAAGTAAGACTCATAATATTGGATGGTTACCGAAGGAATGTGCTAATTGTCCGTTTAAGTGTTGGGGAGATAATGTAATTAATTTCGATTTAGAAACAGAATTCTTCAAGGCTATTAATGCACTTGATATTTATGCAAAGGAACATTGTCCGTTTGATGTTGACTATGACTTCAAGGATGAGTTTGGTACTCCGGTTAAAATCTTTGATAACTTCGTACAGATTGGTTATGAAGTAATTCCTATTGCATTTGGTTCTTTGAACTATTTAAAACCGAAGACAAAGAAAACTATTATCGATATCACGATTAATATTAAGAAACGTGGTTTGTTTTAATTAAAATATCTTATTCCATATTATCAGAAATTATCAGAACTTTATCAGAGGAATACAAAAAAAATAAAAGCTTTTATGATTGTATTACCAAAAGAGAAAGTAAAAGCTAAAGTAGAAAATCCTAGATTTTTGATTTTATTTGGTAAACCAAAAGCTGGGAAAACTACTTTAGCTGCAGCACTGGATAACAATCTAATTATTGATTTAGAAGGTGGTTCAGAGTTCTTAGAGGCATTAGCCGTTCAAGCAAGATCTGTAAAAGATTTAGGTGATATAGCTAATGCAATAAGAGAGATTAAAAAGGAAACTGGTAAATATCCTTATAAATATATTACTATAGATAATGCTACACGTCTAGAAGAGATGTGTATGAGCTTTGCTATACAGCTTTATAAAGCTACTCCAATGGGTAAAAAGTATGAAGGTACAGATTTAAGAACATTACCTAATGGATCTGGTTATCTGTATATAAGACAAGCTGTAAGAAAAGTTATTGATATGTTCCGTGGACTATGTGATAACTTTATACTTATTGGTCATACTAAAGATAAGTTGATTAATAAGAATGGTGAAGAAATGGCAGAGATGTCTCTTGATTTAGTAGGTGCATTAGCAAATATTATATGTGGCGAAGCAGATGCTGTTGGTTACGTATATAGAAAGAAAAATGAGACACACATTTCATTTGAAGGTGGAGATAATTCTGTTATTGAAGCTAGAGCACCTCATTTAAGAGGGAAGAATATAGTAGTAGCAGAGAGTGATGAAAATAATAACATTACTGCTTATTGGAATAAAGTTTATTTACCTGAATAATTAAAAATAAGATATTATGATATTTAGTACAGAATTAGCAAATGAAGTAAAGTTGTCAGATAATGGTAATAATACTAAATACCTAGAAGCGGGTATTCATGACAACGTTAAGTTTGCATCCGCAAAGTTTGCAGAGTCTCCTACAGGGAAGAAATTCATTGAATTTACTTTTGAAAAAGATGGTAAGAGTCTTGTTCATACTGAATGGGAACCAGCTGTTCGTGAAAGTGATACTGAAGAACAGAATCAAAGTAAAGCTACTAACCAGGTAACTCGTATTATGCGTATACTTAAGTGTTTCTATCCTAAGAATGTATTAGCATTCAGCGGTAGTTCTTATAAAGAATTTGCCAATTGGGTAGTAACAATGCTTAATAGTGCTAATAAAGATATTTTACTTAAAGTAAAGATAGTTTATAACGATAAAGGTTATACTACACTCCCTAGTTATGTTAAGTTTGCCTCTATTGAACCTATGAATATTCCTATGGGTTTCTATGAAGAGGGTAAGAATGAAAGCATGATTAGAGAAATTACAGGTATTGATCAGTTTACTAAGCCGATTGTTGCAGATAAGGAAGATAAGGAGGTTAATCCTCTTACTACTACTGTAAGTGATCAGCCTAGTGATGATCTACCTTTCTAATTTTGTAGATAATCCTATAAGCAGCCTACGCTAGGCATAATATAGCGATACGTGAGTAGCATGCCGCTATGTGAGATAAGAAGCAATCGACGGTAATACGCCGAATGTAAGGTGTGACGGAGGTATCAAAATTCATAGAATAGGGATAGCATGCACTCACGTTTTTATGATAGTAATGGTTAATTAAGGTTCGATTCCTTAGCTATCACTAAAAATATATCATATGATTTACGATACAACAAAAATAAAAGATAATGTGAGTATTACTCTAGATTGGATATTGTCTAAAGTAACTGAGTATGATATATATGCAGCGTATATTGGTAATTTTAAAGTAGGCATGATATATAATTCGCCATTAAGAAAGGATAAGACACCTTCTTTTGGATGTTATTATAGTAAAAAAACTAAACAGTTAATGTTTAAAGATCATGGTACTGGAGAATGTGGTAATGTGATTAAGTTTGTATCACTGTTCACAGGACTAACTAACTATTCAGATATACTTAATGATATAGTTAATAAGCTTAAAATTACTAATGATACGAAACTCGTTAGCTCTAAGCAATATATACCGTCAACCGAGACAGTAATTGGTATTGTAAGACAAGACTTTACTCTAACAGATATCAATTACTGGTCTCAGTTTAATATTTCTACTACTACTCTAAAGAAATTTGGAGTAAGTAGTATAAAATATTATTTATGTAACGGAGTTGTAAAGGGTATTTACAAGGATAGTAATCCTATGTATGCTTATAAGGTCTATAACAATTTTAAGATATATAGACCTTTAGCAGATAAATATACAAAGTGGCGTAATAACCTGACTGAGAACGACATTCAGGGGTTTAAACAGTTACCTAAAACTGGAGATATACTCATTATTACAAAGAGTATGAAAGACGTCATGTGTTTATATGAGATGGGTATTCCAGCAATAAGCCCATCATCAGAGTCTACATTTATCCCAGATAAGGCTCTAAACCAGCTTAAGAAGCGTTTTAAACGTATAATTATCTTATTTGATAGAGATACAGCTGGAGTTAAATATCTTCGTAAAATGAGCCTTAAAACAGGCTTAGAAGGAATGTTAGTCCATAAGAAGTTTAAGGCAAAAGATATATCTGATGCAATTAAACTTAATGGATTTGAAACTATTAAAAATTGGTTATATGAAGAAATTCATTAAAAGTGTTGGTTTTATATTATCTATTCCGTTAGTTTGGTTATTAGTAATATATAGTATACCTACCTTTTTATTAGATTATATTATAAGTTGGTTACGATCTAATGTTAATAAAGCTAAGGCAATAAAATTTTGGAAATTACTCAAATTTGGAGTAATTAGTCTTTATAATAATAAAGATGTAACATTTGAAAGTACTATAAAAGCATATAATAAAGATGAGTATGTTATATTTAATAATATAGGTACTGTAAAAGTGAAAATTAATGAGAAGAAAAAAATAGCTAAATAGTAAAGTACGAAATGCAACTCCAAATGAATATGATGGAATTAAATTTCGTAGTAAACTTGAAACTTATACATATAAAAAGCTGAAAGAAGCAAATATCATAGCAGATTACGAGATGCATCGATATGAACTACTTCCAGCTTTTACTTTTAACAATAAAAAGTATAGAGCAATGACTTATCTACCTGACTTTGTAGGAGATAACTTTGTTATTGAATGTAAAGGATACCCTAATGAAGCTTGGCCTTTAAGAGAGAAACTATTTAGATATTACCTATATAGTAATAATATAGGAGTCAATTTCTATATAGTTCATAATCAGAAGGAGGTAGATGAGTTAATAAAAGAACTAAAGAAATGATACTATTTTATAGTATAATTATATATAAACTAACTAAAACTTTATACCATGAAAATCTGCGCAATAAGTGATATACATGGTCATTTAATTAATATACCAGAATGTGATGTGTTATGTATAGCCGGTGATGTAGTAAATTTACTTGCTCAAAGAAATAACGGGGAATCAGATAAATTCTGGTCTATTACTTTTGTCAATTGGGTAGACAAATTACCGTGTAAAAAGGTAATTGTAGTTCCAGGAAATCACGATATTTATATAGAAAACCTTATCAATGATACTGTAAAGAATTTGAGTTGGCAAGATTTTAAGATTAAGATGTCAGCTTTAACTAATGATAAAGTAGTATTTCTTGTTGATGAACTATATGAATATGAAGGAATAACTTTTTATGGAACTCCTTGGATAGCTCCTATACATTGGCAAACATGGGCATTTGAAGATATTCAGAATGAATATGATGAGTATATATGTCCATATGAAAAGATACAAAATTGTGATATACTAATTACTCATGAAAATCCTAATTATAATGAAAAGCTTGAACATTACTGTTTTGGTAAGTATAAGCATCATTTTTTTGGACATTGGCATAATGGTATATCATATGGTCATTTAAATCAATATAATTGTAGTATACTAACTGACAGTTATCTTGAAAGAGAAAGACCTAAAACAGTAACTATAGAATTAAGTAAGAATGATAATTGATAAACCGTATTATGAAGACAATACGAGAATATCAAATTCTGCTATTGGTTGGTTCTTAAAGAAAGGACCACGTTTCTATCGAGATATGATAGATGGAAAAGAGGAAGGATTAAAACTTCCTCAGCTCGAAAGGGGTACTATGATTCATGAATATATACTTCAACCAGAGGATTTCTGGAATGATTATATAATTCTTGATTATGAAGTGCCTAAAGTAAAACAACAAAAAGATTTCTGTGAGACTTATGCTAATTCATTAGAACTCATAGAAGACGATAAAAAGATTACTGCATACAAATCTGCATACAGTAATTCAAAAAGCTCTGAAATCGTCTTAAAAGAAGCTACAGAGCTATGTAATCGTTATGCTGATTATATTAAAGCATTACAAAGTAAAAAAGATAATCGTAAAGTAATATCTTTTGCTGATTTAAATATGCTTAAAAATATTAAGAATAATATTGATAATCATAAAAAAGCAAAAGAGTTATTAGAAGATATTCCCGGAGTAGAATCTCATAATGAGTTTCATATTAACTGGGAATTACATATTGATGATTGGACTGCACCTTGTAAGTCTCTACTTGACAGATGCATATTTGATCATATAAATAAGAAGATTACTTTAATTGACTTAAAGACAACTAGTGATATCTATAATTTTAAACATTCTGTAGAAGAGTTTGATTATTATAGACAGATAACTTATTACTTGCTTGCAATTAGTTGGTATATGAAAGATCAAGGAATTGATATTTCAGATTATGATTGTGAAGCATATATTATTGCTATTCAGACAAATAGTAATAATGAAGTGAGAGTATTTAATATGTTTAACGAATTAGAGTTAGATAGTCGTAAAGACCTTATTATCAGAACTTTAACAGAATTATCATATCATTATCAGACAGGCAATTGGGACCATACTCGTAAATATTATGAAGAAGATGGTACTGAAGAACTTGAATGATGTAAGTATTTATATAGTCCCATTATGTGATGATAATATTACGTGGAGAGATTTAACTGTAGAAAGTGGATTTATAAATGCTTTTACATCTGATAAAAATAGACCTTTTCTAGAAGAAAAGGTCTTTCTTGTTTATGATAGTAGTGTAAACACTATTGAGTCTCTTGAAACACACTGTAAATTATCTAGATTAGACTCTTACTACAATAAACGTTATATAACTATTAACAAAAGACATTATACTGTTTATTGTCTGAGTAATCCTAAGTATAATAAAGATATTAAACGTCTTCGTAATAATGGTAAACCTTCTACTCTAGATGCCATGCTAGAGATTAATAGATTTTGGCAAGGTATAAAAGTGCCAGAATTAGAAAGAAGGTTATTCTATAGCTGGTATAGATTTGGTGACTCTATAGAAGCAGAATTACCAGAAGAAGACTATTATAGTTATGAAGATATTGGTGAGTCTTCATAACTAAAAAGCCTACTGATTTAATAGTCAGTAGGCTTATCTTTTTATTAGAGTATTTAAACTAATTGAGAATTGATATAGAAACTTTAGAAGTTCATTAATTGATTCTGTAGGTAATTACGTTTTGATTTAGGATCTTGAGCTTCTACAATACTCTTAAACGGCGTTACTTTGATAATATTCTTAAGTATTACGGGCATGCCCTTATATACTCCTCTATCTATTATAGTAAATGGAGTTCTATCTCCAATATATGAAGCAGGATTAATCAAGTTTATGAAACTACTAATATTATCAAACCAATTGAAAGCTGCTGTTGGAGATTTAATTAAAGCCATAAATTCAAAAGGATTATACATAGTACGGAATTCAAATGCTGAACGCATAGCTAAATAAGTTATTGACTATGTTAACCAAGTATCATAATCATCATCACCATCAACTACACTAGCTATAACGAGAGCTACTGCTGTAGATGCAGTAATAAGGACTAATTCGTTTAGTACCCTTCTAACAGCATATTGTTCATATTCCTGCATATTATTATAATCAGCTAATAACTATTTAATAGCAAAATGTCTATTAGCAATTACATTCTTTAAAAATCTACCTGTAGATCTATAGTAACCCTCCTCTATAGTTTGTAAATCTAAATTATACTGTTTAGGTTTGAATCTATCATGTAATGCGGAAATCATAAAGTTACGATGTAATACTAAGTATGAGGCCATAGCATTGGCATGTACAGCTGCTTTATCAACTTCTCGAATAGTACCATCTATTCGTCTACTTATAATTTCAATTCTATTACGTACATCATTTAACAGTCTATCTGTAATTAAAGATTTATATTTATCGTCTACTACTACATCTCCATTTGGAAGTTCTATGTACGCATCATATAACGTAGTAGTAAGCTATTTAAATTCTACTGCACCCTTCTTTCTATCGTTAGGGTGGAATTTATCTATATACTATTGCTTTGACATAAAACCTTCATTATCAACTAGACGATAATTATGATAGATACTTAATAAAGTATGACTTTTAACAGTGTAATCTGACTATGTATATCCAGCAAACCAGAAATTTTGATTAATAGAACGTAATACCTAACTCTAGTCTAATCTATCAAATAACTCTCTGTTATCTTTTACTACCTAATTAAGCATAAGTAAATAAGGCAACCTACTCTTAGGATTAGGATTACCTATATTCTACATCATATTAGGCAGTTCTCTAGCAAATTCAGATTTAGCAAAATTTAAATCTTCTAAATCAAAATATCTACCCATCTTAGCTTCTAAAGTAGTATAAGTAGTATCAGTAAAGAAAGAGGTGCCTATAGACCATAAGTTACCGGATAGGTTTACTTTAGTAACAAATCCTCTAACAATATCTAAAGCTTTACCAAAGTTAATATCATAACCTAATACATTACCTTCTATAGGAGTTTTATTTCTACCATACATCAATCTATCTACTAACAACTATGACTATTTATATACATTAGTAGATCCTGGCCCTTTTAACTCCTTAGAAGTTCTTATAGATAACTATTTTAATAGATTAAGCATTAATTCTATTTCATCCTGTTTAGCTGACATATTTTTATAGTTAGCAGCCATATTGTAGAACTGTACTACAGCAGATACAGCATCCGTAGATATACTATTTGTATCTTCTAATGGAGTAATAAATCTAGTAGGAATTACTTTAATAGGATCTCCATTAGGCATAGTAGAAAATTCTTTAACAAAATCTAAATCATCTTCTTTTGTTATAGCAAAATCTTCTACTGCATATTTTAATTTACTTAATATTCCATCCTTACGATTCAATACCTACATAAACCTAGCCTCTATTTGTGGCATCATATTTTCATTACTATTAGTGAGGAATGATATGAAACTCATAGCTTCATTCATTATATTAGTAATTTCATCATATAACTCCTTTACTTCAGGTTTATTCATTACTTCATTATAAGCCTTACTGTTATCATAATATTTCTTATTAGGCTAAATAGCAGGTCCGTTCTCATCAAATTCAGGATTGTACCACTCTGAAGATTCCAGTATTTTAGAGTATTTACTAGATGGTACTGTTTCTGTATACTACTGAGCAAATTCAGGTAGTGGTCTAAGCTCTGTATAGTATGAAGCTGGATGCATAAATCCTCTTACATCTTCATAATGATTATTATTAAACCATTCATTATACGCTTGAACGCCTGCATTTCTAGCCTATTCCATATCGTGATAGTACTATTCTGTATTTACTATTTCTGCAAAATTTGAGAATTTATCAGCTCCTTCTGTTTTTTGAGTAGCAGTATATGCATTTGCTATATCTTGATCTAACTATAATAAGCTTCTTTTCTCATCATCGCTTAATGAATTAATGTCAATCTTATTAGTATGAGGATCTTTATATAGATTCTGCAACTGTCTTCTTCTAGAACGTAGTTTCTAATATGTGCTTTCGGGATCTTTATTATTAGGGTCAGACTCCAAATTGGCTATTCTATCATAGAAATCTTGAGTATACCTAGTTACAGTATTTCTTTGTTTCCATAACTATACTTCAGCGGTCTCCCCTCCATATCTTTCTATTACTTTAGCTAAATCCTTTTCATACTTATCTTTATCTATATCATATTTAATATGTTTATTCACTTCTTCATGAAAGGAGGTTAGTTCATCTGCTATTACTCTATCTATTCCAGTCTTTTCGCTACCGTCTATATTAAATATGTTAGATAATAATCTTTTCTGTTTACGTAGAGATTCTAACTATTTATATTCTGCTTCTGTAAGTAAATTTTCATACTATACACCATTAATTGTCATAGACTGGGTAATACTGTCTATCATACTCTGGATTTCTCTTTCCGCATCTCTAGTCTTCATAGACAGCATCTTATTTCTAAGAATGTAATATTCAGCTTTGTATCTTCTTTGAGCTCTATCTGCATACCACTTAGTTAGTTCATCAAACCATTTCTTTTGTACATCTTCATCTTGTGGTAGTATATACATATTGTTATCATCTTTAGAAATACCTAATTTTTCAGCCAATTTATCCATGAACTACCTCTAATCGCGTTTTAATTGACCATTATTTAATGGAGCTACTCTATTACCAGAATAGGTGCCGTCATCTAATTTTTCATATAATAACTTCTGCACATCGTTACCATATTTTTCTTTAGCAGCATTTACTAATTTAACTAATTTAATGCCAACCTCCATAGTCTCTCTATCTGTAGCATTTTTAGTATCATTAAGTAGTTTAGCTATAATCTATTGTACAGCATTATTGCTATTACTAGACATACCGAACCAATCCATAAATAAACTAGAATCATGTTTAGGATCATCTAACCAATTGATAGTATCCTATATCATGTTCTGTGGCATACCTAGTTCTGTAAGATACTGCTGTAACATACTATAACCCTTAGATTTAAGTACATTTATAAACTTATTATTAACACTATCTATTTGTTGTGATAATGTATTAGCTAATTCTTTTATAGTATCATAATTAGGTTTATCTTTAAATATATCAGTAGTATCGAATAAATATATTATATCATCCATAAGAGGCTTATAGAATCCGACATAGTCATTAGATAACTATCTAATCTGTTTAGCACTAATATTCTTTGTAGGTTTACTTAAGAATTTAATACTATCGTTTATAGATTCATCAATATGTTGTAAGAATTGATATATACCTTCTTCTGTTTCGGAATTAGCTAGTTGCTATATTGTAGTCTATAGTTGATTCCATACTTTAGGATTCTTAACAGTGTATCTCTTAATAGAGTTTAATCTATCCTTTAAACCTTTCTGTATCTTTTCATATAATTTGGTTACTTCATTGATTACTCTCATATCTTCTTGAGGTATTGGAGTAAAGTCTTCTGGATTATATGTTACGCTAGGGGAAGATATTACGTCTGATATGATGGGCTCCTTGTTAGCGTCTAAATCTTTTCCATTTGACCATGTTTTATATGATGTAGAGAATATTATTACTTTAGCTTTTATAGCTGCTTCTCTATTACCATCAAAATGATCTAATAAATCCTAAAACAGTATAGAAGGCTCCCCATTTGGAGCCTTATCTATACCGTAACCATTATTCAAATCCCAGACAGTATATGCAACTTCTGGTACAACTCTTTCTAATTCCTTCCATTCTGGAAGATTTTTATTTGGACATTTATACATATTTTTATCTGGAATTATAAGTTACAAATGAATTTTCTTAACGCTTCCTCAAGTTTATCTTGAGTATTAACATTATCTCTTGCCATCTACTGTGCAAATTCATTTGAATAGGTCTGTCTTTCATCAGCTGTTAAATCATCTAACGTATCTAATACTTCAGATATTCTTTTATTACCTTGGTCATACAAGGCCATTAAATCTACACCAGTAAGTCCCTTTACCGTAGATTTTATGTTATCTACAGTTTCATCCTCTCTGAATGTATTTTCATACACATCTCTAATAGCTTCAATACCATTTTGATTTATATTACGTGTACCTATACCTGCAAAATTAGGAGTAAGCTTAGGAGTATTTATTTCAATCCAATCTTCATCTACTTTAGTATACCACTTATTACGTTCTTGATCAAATACATAGACTGGCTTATTAACATCTATAGCCATCTATACTGCCCAGCCAGTACCTCCGTCAACTACATTATTCTTTAGTTGCCCTATTGCAAAAACAGCATCAGAATTTTCAACCTGTATCCAGTTGCGAGCTAATAGGTTCATATATTTGTCAGGTCTTCTATGAAGTGTTTCATTTGCTTTATATACATGCTATTTTCCTCTTTCAAACTGTTCTTCAGTTATCTCTATATTGCCATTGGGAGTTTTGGCTCCGTGATAATAGTGATTAGATACTACTCCATATTCTTCTCCTATTTCACCCCACATAGTATCTGAACCTATGGCACCTCCAGAATGATTGACATAAGTAGTAACAGCGTTTTCAGTATCATTATCATTGGCTTCTTCAAGTACAACACCTTCAACACTATCATCAACTTCATCTTGTTCATACTCAAATATTCTATCCTGCTCAGCTATAGCATAATTCATACCAGAATATGATGGTAATTCTCCAATATGATGCATATACGCTTTATCTTGTTCAAAGTAAGTTCTTTCTACTTCATCAGTCATATCAGATAATGCATCAAGATTATTCAAAGCTTCAAAATAATCCCATTCATTTTCCTTATTGAATTCAAATTGAGTTGATAAACCGTATTCTATGATAGTATGGCCTTTATAGCTGTATCCTTTTTTGGATATCAAACCATATATAGGAGTATATAAAACTCTACCAGTAAGTTTACCTTTCCATGTTCTTTCTGGTTTATCAATATAACCTATTAATCTATATACATGCCAATTAGCAGGTTCAAAACCCAAACTGTCTTTTACCTTAACATAAGGAGGAAATATTGGGTATTTTATATCATCTACTGTTACCCAGTTTAATGGTTTAATAACAGCAGCCTACATATCAGTTCTCTATCCAAATATAATATTTGGCATAGCTGCATCTTTATTAAGGCTTACAGATCTTAATGGAGCTTGATATTTACCGCCATACATGTCTACAGGTCTTACTAACTTATCATTCTACCAATTATTCAAGAATAAATCCTCAATGTCATTATAAGATTTATCTGCATTGTTAACCATTTGATCTAATTTACCTTGAATGAATTGAGTATAACCCATACTTATTCTTTCACTATTAGGTAGATATTGGAAGAACGCATTCATCACTGTATTATCTCCAGATGTGTAGAAAGAATATACTGCTAAATCTCTGAACAATCTCTTAACTGATGGTTCTGGATCATCTAACAGTTGTCTCCAGTAGTTAATAAGATTATTAGCTTGTGCCTAATCTGCATTTAACTATTCTGATCTGTCAATAAAATCTAAACCATTTTTATTAATATTAGGGATTAAGTAGTTAACAAAATCATTAGCTATAGTACCATCATTATTTAGTAAATGGCTTAATCTAGGATTACCCTTTAGTACTTCCTACTTAAATCGATACAATCTATTAGGTATAGAATTACGTCCTTGGAACATAGTATTTAAGTCTATATTGTTATCCTTAACATATTGATTAAAGAATTGACTCTTTATCTATGCCTCCATGCCATTTATCACAGCATTAAGTAATTTAGAATCAGCATTAGCAGCTCTACCTAGTAACGATAGAGCGATATGTTTTTGATTAGCAAATTGATCAGTACTACGCAATAATAAGTTTCTGAATATAGATGAACCTAAAGGTATACTATTTTCTGTTTTTGTACGGATGAATGTTTCATTAAAGAATCTAGTAACTTCACCTTTAGCGAATTTACTATTTTCTTCCATATCTTTCATGCCTTTGTAATATATATCCTACTCAGCAAAAGTTTTACCTGTCTTCTTAGTATCGATCTTTGAGAATTTAACTAGATTAGCCAAGTCGTCTGCATAAGGCTTAAGAGCTAACCAAGCGTAGTATATTCTTACTTGTTCCTCATTAAAGTTTTTAGAATCTTCTGGGTTTATCTTTAATAACTATCTTGTTCTTGATGTTACTTCTCCTTCATCGTTAATATAGGTTCTAAATAAATCTTGATATTCTGAAGCTTTAGTTTTGTTCTTTCTATTTATGTATTCATACTTTTTACGTAACTTTTTAGTAGGGTCGTATTTATCTAATACTTTTTCAATAGCTTCTTTTTCAAGTTGGGAAGGAGTCTTAGTTCTATCAATACCGTACTTACCTTTAGTCTTAAGTACTTCATTAGCCATCTCCACTAAGATAGGTTGTCTAACAAAATAGAATGTTTGAGCACCTTTACCTGTACGTAATAAGAATGACACCATATTATATGTCCAAGCATTAACATTAAGCTTAACGATATAAGGATCTTTAGCTATATCTACGAACGCATTAATCATAGCAGATAACCAGTCTAATATACGACCTCCTTTAGGATTACCTTTTGTAGGATAGTCATATATTCGTCCAACATCTTCTATCTCTAAAGTTCCTGTGAAACCATCGCTCTACATTCTAATACCTACTAACTAAGTAAGTATGTGATGAGCATTGTTCAATGCAAATGGACCAATACCAGCTTTACCTCCTGTATATTCTGCCTTTCTATCTTCTTGGTATCTAGGAGTATATACTTCAAATGGTTCTGGATGATATGAACTAGTACCTTCAATGTCTTTTAGTATTCCTTTAACTGTATCAGTAGCATCGTCAATAGAACCTTTTAACATAGCTGAATTATCTTTAGTAAGAAGAATTTTGATATACATTCTAATAATATCATTCTTATAAGCGCTAGCTACATCTTCTCTAGTTAATGCACTGCCATGAGTTATAATACCTCCATTCTTATTGAAGGAATATCTAGCTACATACAATTTATCAATATCAAAGTCAGAACCAGTAAGCTTAGTAAATCCTTCAGGTAGCATGATAGTATCACCCATAATTTCAGGGAATACATCTACGAATCTTAGTGCGGATATTGATGCAATAGACTGTGTAGGAATACGATAACCAATTCCAGTAGCATCTGCACTCTATCCTATAATATTATGATCTAATAACCATTTTCTAGCTTGTTTAAATGTCATTTTACTGTAGTTAGGTATCATATGTTTAAATAGATTTATACTTACTACAGAGTCCATAGAACCATCCTTATCATTAATCATGAGTAATGGTTTTCCATCATTGATCATATCTTCTGTAATAACATTCTAGCTAGTAGCTTCGAGTCCAAATGCAGATCTTTGAATGAAAGCCCCACCCGGCATATGAACATCAATAACTAGTTTATTAATCATAGATATAAATCTACTTTCTAACCATTTATTATCAGATAAAGCAGACAAAGGTATTACAAATGCATTATTTTTAGTTTTAAGACCAGATAATACATTATCATTAGCGTCAGATTCTCTAGCATCACGCTCTAGCATATTACCTAAAGCCGTAACATTTATATTACCGTCTACAAATAATTCATCTACTATATCCTATCTACCCATGTTAGATAAAGTATTCAATGCTCCCATTACTGTATCATTGATTTCTCTACCTGTTACTTGAGAACCGTCTGGACCATAGAAATCATCCTTACGTAAATTAGATAAGTTTACTTTTAAGAACTATGTACCAGCCATCTGTTCCGGATGAGTATGAGGATTAGTCTCTAGCTGCTGTCTGATATATTTAAACTTCTGCCTATATGTTACGAGTTTACTCAAATCAGTAATAGTATTACCCTATCCGCTTTCTGCCCAGTCTACTATAGAAGCGGATAATACAGTCTAACCGTCTTTAAGTTCTATTTCACTATCTTTAGCCTTTCTATAGTATGCAGTAGGAGATTCTGAACCAGCTTTAACTGCAGAATCAAACATAGCCATATCAATAGGATCATTAGGATCTACCATTCTGTCATATAAAGCTTTAATATCTCCAGTAGCTACAGATTTAAATAACGGGAATAAAGCCATCTTATTAAAGTAAGGTATACCTAATCCATTTCTAAATCTGGTACCGAATGCTATATACTTCATAGCATTTAATATAACTTTATTAGCTTCTGCATATAACTTAGGATCAGATTCCCATTTATCTGCAGTATCAGGGTCGGTCAATACTTCAAATGCTCGTTTAATGTCAGCATTCCATACACCACGCATTCTAAGTAGGTCTCTAGTCATATTAGGACTTATATATACAGCAGCGTCAGCTACATTAACTCCTTTCTTATAACCAGCTACAGCTACTTTAGCTGCTTGTTTAGCAATTTTAGTTTCTTCAGGGTATATATTTTCTATATCGCGTATGCTAAGATCTTTTACCTCATTCCAAGCTTCTTCTCCTAACATTTCCTATATAGTTTCTTTTATATTTGCCCTATAGAACAAACCTTCATACTCATGGTATTGTTTATCCATGATTTCATGATCTTTAAGCTCTGTAACTACATATTCATCACGCATTGGATCATTAAAGAAGTCTAATCTATTATTCAAACCAGTTGATGTCAAAGAACCTAAACGTTTGATTTTGTCAATAGATACGTCCGTTATACCCTCTCTATCATACTTTACTTTGTAATACGCAGGTGAACCACTAAATAGCTTTTCTACTTCTTGAATAGATATTATACTATTCATCACATAGTCAGATATCATATCGAATACTGCATATGCTTCCGCATTAGCACTATCCACACTCTAATATCTAGCTGATCTTTCTGTTACTACATTATCATCAAGTAATACGTTACGTATGCTCCATATATTACCTTGATCATTCATAGTAATTAAACCAAGATCTCTAGCATATTCTAATTCTTTCTTTACTCTACGATTAATTACTCCAGCTAAGAAAGCCTTTTGTGTTTCTGGAGAAGTATTAAAGAAATAGTCTTTAGCTAATTGTAAACATTCTTTAGCTGATTTGGTAGGATCATTAAAGTTAATAAAACCTTTATTAGTATATATACCGGTCAAAAATAAGAATCTAGCTCCATTACCTTCCAAAGTCACAGTGTGCTTAACTCCATCTTTATCTTTATAATCATATTTATTAGGAGTATGGAAGTTTTTAATACGTCTAGATGGTTCGATCCAATCATTATTTATAGTACCATCATCATTATAATGTAACCCTGTTTCTGGATTATAATGTTTAGGTTCATCATCTATCTGTCTTAAGCACAACTCTATTTGGTTTAATTCATCGTAGCAGTAACCTAATAGATAGTCCATAACTTGTTCGCCATACTGAACAAAAGTTTGACCGTTGTTATTATTGAATCTAATAGGTTCGTGTGGTAATGTTATTCCTTTAATGAAATGATATGTTTTCTTATCTGCTACTGTAGGGAATATTATTCTATTATTAAATACAGCTGCCATTTTAGCTATATAGTCTTCTCTATCAGTGATACCGTGGTAATCTCTACCCTTATCTCCAGTAGTAGTATCCTTAAAGTTAATAAGGGTTTCCATTGATAGATTTCTATTACCTCCTCTAACTGCCTGCAATATAATAGAATGTTCATTATAAACTACAGATTCTAATTCCTAGAATACAGTAGGATCTGATACTATCTCATTAAGTCTATCTTTAGCAAAATTATTCTATGATACCATATAATAAGAATTACCATCAGGACCATAGCTACTCAAACTATTATCTGTAGCATGTGTAAATGCATAATAATTAGCTAACTCTTTAACGTAACCTATATTATTCCATACCTATGTAGGATCAACAGTTACTTCATTCACTTTAATTTCTTTAATAGTACTATCGCTATTTATAGCATTTTTAATTGCCTCAAGCACACTTACTATTTTTGGAATACCACCGAAATTAACAGTTGAACTAGAGAACTCACTAATAAGAGTAAATGCATCTGATTTAGGATTACCGTATCTACCAGATAATAACATTTTATCTATAGTAGGTACATCAATGCCGATACCTATTACATTAAACATGTTAACTAAATACTTCTTAAGCATTTTCTAGTTAGATGTTTCATGTAAATCAATATTTCTATCTCCTATCTTAAGTATACCTTTATTATTTCTAAATGCAGTAATAACACTATTGAAGTTCTTAATTACAGTATCTAAAGCCTTTTTAGACCCTTCTTCTGCTATCACTTTACCTTCTTTATCGTATTTAAACAATCCAGCATTAGTAAATAATGCTTGAGACCATACTTTAGGATAAGTAGCAGCTTTAACATCAACTGTATTATCGGTAAGTTCATGTTTAATGAATCCTGTTTCTGGATCTTTACTTACTTTAGCTGTAACATAATTATTTATGTCACAAGTTACTACAGTTTCTATCTTAGTAAGCATTGCTTCAGCATCAGCGGCCTTAACTAAATCTTCTTTCTGATTAGAATCTTTAATCAGTCTGTTAAGTTTAAATAATAAAGCAGAATGAAAAGCACTACCATTTTGAGCATAAGTAGCTACTTTATCAACTATATTAGCTATAGTACGACACCCGGACAAATCTTTAAGTATATTGTCCCATGCAGTCTTAGCATCAACAAAATTAGCAAAATGAGTAATAGGATCTATCTTCATGGACATAGAACCATCAGGGCTAATCTCATATAGAGGTATAGTTTGGAAGAAGAACTTAACCTCTGCAGGAGCATTATCTTTAATAGATATATTCATTCCCTCTACCGTATGCTGCCCTATATTAACTCTTTCTGCTCCCTCTTCTATATCACTTATAGTTTCATCCTCATTACGATCTATAGCTCTAATACCTAGTTGTTTTAATCTAGTAGCTATAGTTGGCATAAATACAGTCTCATATTTCTCAAGAATCTCATCCATTACAGGAGAAGGATAAGTTCTAGCTTGCGCTTCTATAATAAGCTTAAGCCTTTCAAATTGTTGATTATCCTCAGCCAATGCTGAATATTCAATATTAGGCACTGTAGTTTGTCCATTTACTCTAAAGAATGCATATGTGAGAGACTTGATTATATTATCAAATTGATTGTATTGAGTAATTGTTTTTAACTCATAACCAGCTACTTCTAGATTAGGGCCAGATGTACCATATATTTGTCTAAATCTATTTACATTCTCTTCGTTAGGCTTAATTCCATAGAACTTGCCTCTATTAATATCGGAATATATTTTAGCTAATGCGTATTGACCAGTTCTAGCCCACAGCTTAATAAAATCTAAAATCCTTCTAAACCAATTCTTAGTATCAAAAGCATAGCTTCCAGCTTCATTTAGCATAAAGTCTCTAAATTGATCTGCTAAAACTTCTTCTATTTGAGAATCAGTCATTTGAGGATTCTTTTTTCTCATCCTATTATAGATTCTTTCTCTTCTTTTATTATCTATCAAGAGTAAAGAAACTCTATGCCATGCCTCATGATATTCTGTACCTACAGGAGCAAAATTACTAATTAATACAGAATCTTCTATTACTCTACCTACTACAGCTGTACCAGCTTCTGTAACATCTATTATAGTAGGAATAATCTGAGGAGATGTTCCAAAAGTAGAACTTAGCCATTCTTTGGCTTGTTCTGGATCCATTTTTTCATTTATCCACAGAGTATTGTCCTCCTATACCTCTACCTCCATATTAGGACCTCGTTTCTTTCCATCTAATATAGCAAATATATCTGCCATATTCACAGAAGTCTATTTACCACTTTCATCTGGTAAAGTAAATACTTTAGTCTTAATAGGATCTTCGTATTCTTTCTCTACCTTTTGTTGAGCTTGCTACTATATCTTTTCAGCAGTTTTATCTGCTAACATTACATCATCAACATATATATTAGAATCCCATAACTCATCAGCTATGTCAGTAAGTAATATACCTTGTTTGATATACCATCCTAAAGTACTCATACCGTTAGGATGTTTACTGTCAATAGTTTTACGACCATTACTTCCTGGAATTATACCAAATTCACTCTAATCTAACTCTATTAAACCAGGTATAATAGTAAGCTTATCTACATTGCTATTCTTTAAGAATGCAGCAACTGACTTAAATCTAGGATCTGTTACCTGTGATTGTAAATCTCCTCCTAAGTAATAAGTATTAAGCGCTTGTTCATCTATGTTCCAATGGAAATTAGACATTATATAATTTTTAGCTTGTTGTCTAATATCTGGTTGACTAACTAAGTCACTTATACTATAGCTAGTATTACCTATTACTAAGTTACCATTATCATCTACAAAAAATTGTTTTCTTTGTTTGGCTTGAATCTGTTGTGGAGTAAACCTAGTATCATTAGGATTCACAGCTGTATGAGTACCAAAGTTTACTATAAAATCTAATATATCAATAGGTCTAATATTAGTCTTAACTCCTTTAGCGTCAGTATAGAATTGTTCATTACTAGTGACTAAATTCAATATTAGATCTGCTATTTGAGGTTTGTCCGCAAATGTCTAATAGTTCAATTTAACTAACTTAGTATCGTATTCTCCATCTAATCTAGGAACTTTTAATACCCACATGGGTTGACCAAGACTACCACCTTTTACAGATAATATAGTGTTTCTTAATCTTATTACTTCATTGTTTATAGGACCAGTAGTTATACCTATTTGTGTATTATCTGGGGTTATTTCAAATGGATCTTTTATAGTTAACCATGCTGAATCTAGTAAGCTTCTATTCTTAGGACTGTTATCTGGATTTTTTTCATTTCTAAATCTTCCAGTAGTAGCTCTAAGAGCTGTAGGAACTACCTCAAGGTTTGGATTCTTTTTAGTTTGTTCATACAGTTCTATAATCTTATTTCTCAATCTGACCAGATTATCTACAATCTTAGTCTATTTTTCAAACGGTAGCCTATTAAACGGGCTATATCTACCTCTAAGACCACCTTCAACAGTTTTAATAGCTCCAGCGTATTTTTTACCTTTATAATCAAATATGGCATAAATAGCAGGTTCTACTTTTCCATCTTTATTAGTGTAGTCACGTACTTCAAAGTGAACTCCATTGTTCATTACTTCAGGTATAAAGTCAGGTTTACTACTTACTAACGATAAATCATCATCGTTAAGGTAGTCTTCCATTCCTTGATATTTTTTAGACACTCTAATATAATTACCATTAGCATCTCTAGAACCTTCACTTAATCTGTAATTAATTTCATGAGAGTACGGATCTTCATCCTTATCATAAGTCAATTCCTATGTATTTACAGTAGTAGGCTATTCTACTGGTGCCTGTTCTTGTTGAGGCTACTGTGTCTATTGCAAACTACTAGCTGCTTCTGCTCCTAGCCAATCGCCCATTATACTAGCTAATGTTGGTAATTCTGCTTGAGTTGGCTGTTCTTGTGTAGTAGCTGTAGGTGCTTCTGGAGCAGTATCAGTACTCTTAGTAGGAGTATTGTCATTTTGTTTTACTACTTTATCTCTATCTTCTGATTTTATTTCCTCTAACTTTTCTGCAGCCTGTTGCTCCTCCTATCTAGCTTGCTTCATTTCTTCAAGTCTAGCCGGAGCCTAATCTTTTATACGTTGCGCTATTTTACTATGACTCTGAATAATAAATTTTGATAATTCTACTTGAGAGTTAAGAGTATCTGCTAGTCTATTAGCTTTACTAGAATTACCATTAGTATACAGCTCTTCTTCTAACTACATTCTAGTATCTCGCATATCTTCCCAAAGATTTTTCAGTCCATCTTCAGAATTTTCCATATACTTAGATGCACTATACTCTTGATAGTTATTTCTATTAGGATTGAAATATGAATAGATATCCCTCATAGCTTGACCTGCATCAGCATACGCTTTACCTACCTTATATTTTGTACTAGGTACTAGTACAGTATCTCCTCTAGAGTTTCTTTCTTGTTCAAAATACTTATTATGTATCTCTACAGCATTTTGTCTCAGTGATGTTACATCTTCCGGTTCAGTAGCTGTATCCTCAGTAGTATCTTGAGCTTTACTTTCTGCAGCAATGGTAGGTTCAGGATTGGTAGCTTCAGGTGTTGTTGTAACCTCTACAGGTTCTGGAGTTACTTCTTCACTATCTATTACTTCATCTTCTTGCTTCTTTCCTGAGTATAAATCATCTAATTCCTGTACAAAAGTATCTTCCTGATCTTCTACATCTAACCACTTATTGATTTTTGCTATAGCTCCTTTAGGACTATTCATCGCGTCTCTCTCAGCCTTAGCTCTTTCAAAGTCAAGATTTGCTATAATTTCTTTTTCTTGTAAGTCTTTAAGAGTTTGATGAAGGTTGGGAACATTTAGTTGTTCCTCTGTAATACCTAAATCTTCTGCTTCTTTATGCAACTGTTGATAAACATCATCTACCCGTTGTTTATCTTTATTTAATAAATGCTTAAATTTAATAACATCAGACTTAGAGGTACGTATACCAGTATTTTTTTCTAGTTCTGATAATTTACTACCATTACTAGTAAAGTCAGTTATGAGTTGATCATATAATTCAGTCTAAGATTTTAATCTAATTAGATTACGAATAGCTACTTCTTGATCAGGAGTTACATCTGGTTTAATAGAAGATATATACTATGACATCTCAGGACTATACATCAACTGATCTACTTCTGATGTTATATTAGCTCTGTTGTTACTAGCTTCAGTAAGTAGAGCTTCGTGGTGTTCTTTTAATGCTACAAATACATCATATTCTTCTGTTCTGGGATCTATACCCGCTTTCACTGCTTGGCTCATAGTAACAGGAGAAGTGTACATATTTCTTATAAGTTCAGCTCTTTTTCTTTCATTCTGTACATCCTATATGTCTAGACCTTCTGTTCTAGATACTATATTTTCAGCTTCATCGAAAGAATTCATAAGATTATCATACTTACCAGTTCTAATGAAGCTACTATACATAGTATTCTTTCTAACTCTATCTTTAGCATCCATCTGTTCTGCGTATAAAGCAGATACAAATTGATCCGTAGGTAATTGATTATTTACTTGCATTACTGCAGAAGGAGCACCATATACAGTAGTCATTAATCCCCCTAACAATGCACCGCCTTTAAAGTTTTCCATGAATTCCTAATCATTTGAATACACAGGATCCCACGGAGTAATAGCTGCAAATACAGCACGAGCTCCAGTACCAATGTTACGTATAAAACTCTTTACTAGATTTGGATCAGCATCAAAATTATTGTCTATATATCTCTATCCCTTAATGTACTGAACACCTTCTTCAGCTCCTTCTAGTATACCAGATACTAATATACGACCACCTAAATCAGTAATAGCTCTACGTTTAGTTCTTATAGGTAATCTACCAACATTATCTAAACCGAATGAAGTTATATCATCTATTCGATTAGATAATTGTTCTTGTAAACCTTTTCTTAATTTTGCACCTTTTTCAGCTAAAGTTTTTAAACCTTTTACTTTTTTAGCCATAGAACCTATAGGCACTACTTCAATTGCTTGTTGAGCTACGTCACTAATTGATAAAGCCATGTTATCTATATATAAAGATCTTAGACCTTCTCTATTGTCTAACATAGCTTTATTAAACTTTCTATTGTTTATTTTGATATCTCCAGAAAGTATACGGTCATATACATACTCATCATCATTAATTTGATCTGCGCTATAACCCTATTGAGCCATCTTAATCTTAGCATCAGCTAATACACTTTCGTCTACACCTAATTTCTTAGCTGAATTCTTTACGGATTGCTTATAGTTCTAAAATACTTCAGATTTAGATTCTTGATCCCTACCATATAAGTTAGCTCCTATAGACGTTAACACTGCAACCCCGGCTACTAGCGGGTTACCAGCCCTAGTTGCATAATATGCAGATAGCATACCCAATAAAGAAGATTCAACAGAGGCTGCACTAGAACCGAATAGACCAGGTAATTTAAACAACCATGTATCTATATCGAAATAATCTATACCAGACTTCTCTTTATTCTTTCTATAGTACTGTGAAGATAATTTTTCATTAAAACGTTTAACCTTATCAGACTGTATTTCAGCATCTCTGAGAGAAACTATCCTCTTGTTATAGATGTTATCATCTTCCATACTACCGTCAGGTCTAGTAATGGGGTTAATTTCTTTATCTATTTCTATTAACGTATTATCTAGATTGCCTTGTTTAAGACTACCTGTAATATAACTATTAAGATAATTGTTATTGAATTTACCAGATATAGCTGTATCGTATGCAGATTTATTATTAACTTGCATTAATGATGCTTCCTACAGCTATTGTTTTAATTGTTCATTAGTAGGATCCTAGCTTAACTATCTAGACAATTCTATTACTGCTCTACTAGAGTTTATATAATCTTTTAGGCTGATTAAGGTATTATAATCCTAATCAGCCATCACATACTCTCCTAACTTAGCATCTCTTTCAGTTTGCGCTTTTGTTAAATTCCAATCATAGAATGCGTTAGAAGCCCAATCTGTAAAACCATAATTGTCAGGTGCTTCTTCATAATTAGCATCTGGATTAGCCATACGATGCATATACTCCTCAGTATTAATCTGAGGAGCTATCATAGCGTCATACATTGCCGTTCTTTGTCTAATACCATCTATTAACGATGTATCGTATACTTTCTTTTTCTTTGCCATATTTATCTGCCTAATAATTGTTGTGCTGATGTCTGGTATTCATCTTTAGCCTAAGAAGATCCACCAATACCGCTAGAAGATCCGCCCTGCCATCTTTGATTTACTCTTTGCCAATATTCTGAGGATGTATATGAATTTGGTAACGTTCTATAAGCATCTACTTCATAGTATTCAACTCCATCTTTGCCTACTACTTCAGTTACTTTAGAAGCACCGAATTGTTGTTTGAGAGCTCCTTTAGTAGTCTATCTGCCAAATGGCATAGAATAACTAGAAGCCATTTCATTAAACCATATGGGATTATTTATCCACATGCCTGTTCCTAATGATTCTTCAATTCTTTCCTTGGGTATTCTAAGTTTGCCAGATAAAGCCATACTTCCAGGTCCAGTCTTTACTACTTTATTATTTGGTATAAATTGAACTCCACTTAACTGACCACTTTCTACTAATTCTCTAAATGGAAAACTAGTGTCTCTTCCTATACCGGCATCTCTACGAGCTCTTCTACCAGGTCCTTCATTGCCAGCAATCATACTAAATACCGTTTCTGGTAATAAGAATCCTTCTGTAGTGTTAAATTGATATCCCTAATGTTTAATACCGTCACTATCTTGTATTTCTGTAGATAATGCTCCAACACCCGTTAATAAGTCGTCTTTGTCAAGTAGACCAACAGGAGCGCTTACTTTGTTAAGTGCAGAATTTACTCCTTTTAAATAAGATTTAGTATTAAACTCTTTACTATCTTGACTAGTTAATGGAGAGAAACCAGCTACTCTCTAAAATTCATCTCTTACTACATGTTTGCTAGCTAAACCAACCATCTAACTCTATAACTGCTGAGCTCTGTTGCTAGCAGTTACTGCTGTTACATAATCTTCATCATTACCAGTTTGTCTATATCTAGCACTATACTCATTAGCTGCCTATACCATGGATCCGTATTCATTCTGCATTCTATCTATATTGCGCAGACCTTTGCGCGCATCATCCGCAATTTTACTATTTGGATACTTAGTGATCAAACTAGATATATAATCTCTATAACTATTAAATTTATTACCTATACCAGACATAGTATTTCTAGTAATGCTATCGTTTAAGAAATCTAATCTAGTAGGGTTAGGTCTTATTACTTCTTCATTACTGCCCCTGTTACTTTGTTTAGCCATAGCTAACCAATATGGATCTACAGTATCTTGATTCACAATTCTATCTCTCTGTGAGTCAGCTATCATTCCTACGAATCTCTATCTAGCTAATTCAGTATTACCTCCAGAAGCGTCTAATGCTTCTCTATAATACTGTTGACCCTAAGGCGTACTAATTAAATCATTAAACTTAGCATCTGCAATATCATACAATGTATCATAAGTAATGCCTACTCTATTGTATTTGACTCCATCTTTCCATACAGATCCTATTGAACTGGGTTTGAGATTACTAAAATAAGGATTAGCTAATTCGTCAGCTGTCATATAACGTAAAGGAGTAATTTGATCAAATACTCTCTTACTTCCTAAAGTATCATAATTAGGTATGTTTGCAGAATCCCAACTTTTTTTATATCTTCCTTCTGCTTCCATTTTAGCTCTCATTTCAAGACCTGCTCTAAGATTATCAGCGCTTTCTTTGAGTAAACTTAAAGATCCGTAATCAGTATTACTAATTATAGATTGTAAGTTAGCACGGAATCCAGCATCTTTTAATGCATCAGGATTAGATACTATTTGATTTATAGCATCTTGCACGTCCTAACGATTAATAGTTAGATTATAGTAATTCTAAGTATCTATTGCTGATGGCGATCTAAACTCTCCAAACTTTTGCAGTTGAGTGTTAAATTGTTGCGCAGCCTCATCTACAGCCTATTTCTGTGCGGCTCCTATCCTGTATAGTTCACCAAAGTTGATAGGTACATATGTGTTCAATATATGGGCTTCTGCCGCTCTATCATATCTATTAGCCTACATTGTTACCTCCTTTTCTTAACCATTTGTTAAATTGTTTAATAGTATCTGATGTATAACCAGATTGTAAAAATGGAGCGTACATAGCTAACATTGCATTATCTTTAGCTTCCTGATTACGCATTAACTCTCTATTCTGAGCCCATTGACTTAACTGACTTAAACCAGCTCTACGTATATTTCTAGCAGTAGCTCTATTCTGAGCATTAGCTTCATTAGCCATATTCGTAGCATTAACCCATTGCTGTCCTAAACTATTCATAGTATTAGCATAATCACCTAAGTATTGGTTATTAACATTACTTTCTTGAGATCTTAAACTAGCTATAGCTCTGTCAGTATTGACAGCTGACTGTAATCTATAAGCTAAATTAGCTCCAGTACTAGTATTAATCTGACTAGCATTATAATTACTAGTAGCTCTATTACGGTTTAAATCTTCAATAGCAGGACTAATATCATATCTACGTCTACGCATCGTATTACTAATACTAGTAGCATAAGGATTATATACTGCATCAACTGTTTCAGGTCTACCAGTAAATAGATTAGACATAACAGGAGTTAAAGAAGCTATCCCTGACAATACGCTTCCTACTTTATCAAATAATTTATTACGTCTGTCTGCTCTAGTTTCTCTATAACTAATATCATTAGGTGTAGCACTAGGAGACTCTACAGTATCATAGTCTGTATCATATACAGGATCTACTGTTGGAGCGTCATACCAAGTAAATGGTAATTCTGGTTTGCCTTCATCAATTAATCCTGTACTTGTAGAAGGAGTAGTTCTACGTCTTTTAACCGAAGTACTACTAACACTTACAGGAGTTGTAGTTGAGGTTGAAGTAACACCATACTAACCAGGAGGCACAATGCTCATTGGTCGCTGTGTGTTTGACTGTACACTCACCGGATTAAACTGTGTAGGCCAACCGGTACTAGCTGGTCCATTATATCCTTCCCTTACGGTTATAGGAATAGCTTCATTAGTATCAGTTACTTTATATGTTATACCTTTATAGTTAAAGGTATCACCAACATTATATCTAGTTCCTTGTACAGACATAGTTTTATGTCTACTATTAGTTCTGCCAATGGCATCACCTAAAGCAGCAGCTTGTATCTACTTAGTTTTAGGTTTAATACCTTTACTTTGTTTAACAGATTCCTACATAGCAAACAACTAATCATGAATCATATTATTGTTCATTTCATTTAGTTTTGCTGCATTCTCTGCAAATCTGTCATTATACCTACTTTTCTTTTTTGCCATCATTTTCTCACCAAGTTGTGCAAATGTTTCTTTTCTACCAGGTACTTTAAGCTTATCGCTTAATACTCTACTGCCCTCTGGTAAACTAACTAAATTACTATCGGTAGGTTTGTTATTCTCTGGTACTTTGCTTATACTTCCATCTGGAGTCTATATTAATTCACCATCATCTACATATGCTAGAGAAGAGGACATACCTCCATTAGCCATAGTATCTGTATTCATACCAATCATATCATCATACACTTCACTTTGTAGGTAATTAGTACCTTGTACAGCAGCTCTATTACTATATGCATTCTTCTTAATAGCAGCTCTCTTTCTGCGCAATTTTCTATTACCAAATGCTCCAATTAAACCACTACCAAGACTACCTTCATCATAATCCGTGAATGAAGTCATTTTAGCTTCTTCGCCAGATCTGCCTATTAAACCTACACCTGCTCCTACCGCAGCACCGACTGGACCAGCAACCTTAAAACCAGTAGCTGCACCACTAGTTATATCACCTATAGACTGTGCAACAGCTTGTCCTCCTGTAGTAGCATTAGATTTCTAAAATGGTGTTATTAAAGTATTTAGTACATCAGGAGCATCTTCAAGCATATTACTCCCAATTTCTTTAAATTGAGTTCCAAATGCATATGCTGGTACTTTTGTTTTCTTTTTACTTTTCATATTAAATTAATGAATTTCTATATGTTGTTGTAATCTACGGTATTTCAAAAGTATGATCTATATCAGAATCTAACTCATAATCACAGATCATATACTTACCTCTCAGTCTAGCAGGCAGTGATAACTCATCTTCATTCTTATCTGCTCTAGGTACTGGGAATCTAAACGTATCTTCTCTATAATCAGTTATTATATGCTATTCAGGAGTAATGATACTTCCTTCTTCATCAAGCTTCTCTTCAGTATGTTCTCTAATAGCTTCTTGATGTTTAGTACTGAACTTCATATAATTTATGATATCATCTTTAATAGTTTCTTGATTGCCATCTCTAAATTCTCCTTGTAATCTAACATTATCATATACTTTAGTATAAGGAGCATTTTTATTGACAACTAACTATAATTTAGCTTTTCTATCTAAAGGAGTTAAACCTATTACTCCAGTATCATGTAAAGTATGTAGTTCATTATCCTTTATTGCTACCACTCTATCAGAAATAGGTAACGACCATTTAGGATTAAATGTATAGAAAGATGTAAATCTACCTAACTGCTCATTAAATATTAATGGTTTGTTTAATATATTAAACCATACCTCATTATACTTCTTATCAAACAAGGACATAGCTTTTGTTCTATCTTCCTTAATGTTTTTATTAAAGTAAGATTGCACTTGCTTTTCTTTAGATAGCTAACTTACTTGTCCTGTATAAGAACATAACTCATTCTTATCATAATCATACCAATATAGTACATTATCTGAATTAATTATACTCTTATCGTTCTTAATAGAAGAACCGTTAGTAGTAGTTACATAATCAAATCTGCTAAGTATACCGCCAGTGCCTAATACTAATTGATTAACATTATCATCAGTAATAAGTGACCTTTCATTAACAGAAGCTATACCCAATCCTGTATTCTAAAAATAAAACAGTCTATCTTTAAATACTTTAAGGTTAGTTATACTACCCCATTGATTATCTACATCTAAGTAATCGGCTACTTTAAATTTAGACCATTGATCTATTACTTCATTATTAGTTTTAGCCTGTGACGTTAATATTCTGTTAGTATATTTAACATCCTTATCAGCATACATAGAATTAGGTACATACAGTTTACCAGTATTCTATGCTGAGTAAACAGAGTTATATACAAAGTAAGGAAGATCCTGTACATGTATATCTTGCATCTATGTAGGTTCTAACTATAACCAAGAATCTGCAAAGTTTGAACTGGTTACGGTTCTATGAATCTAGTCACCGTGGAATAAATTCATATTAACAGTGCTCTCAAACGGTATATAAGATCCTATGTAGTTTTTCATACCATCCCATTCCTTAGCATCAGGCAATTGGAACAACATGGTATTAGGATAATCTAACAGGCTTAGATAAGTGTCCCCTCCGAATACATATTTACTATCATGTGCAGATATACTTATATATACTGAATTCTATCTAGATGAAAACGTATTACCACCATATATAGAATTGCCATCACGTTTAATATTAAATACAGGAATAGCATTAGTAGCATCAAAAGGATGAAGTTCAGAATACTTATTAGTAGGCACACTATTAAAACCTGCAAATGTTTTACTTAATTCAGGTACATGAGCTATGATACATGGACCAGCTGGACCTTGTAATGATTGATTGTCATTATGAATAAAATCAGACATAGAATAATTAGTATAAGTTCTATTACCAACATTTATTCTTTTAGCTACAACATCAGGAGCTCCATACATGTTATAGTCTATATTAGGTGGATATTTAGCGTCTTCTATGTATGATATATCTTGAGACTGACCAAAGGATGGAACAAAGTATTTAGCTATAGATGCTCCGCGATATACCTTCTTGCCTCTACTATCCTAATAAGGAAATCCTACTGCTAATACATTAAGATCCCATCTTCTACCATAGCCTACATAGGGTACAGTATCTTGCTGCAATACTTCACCGTTTATTTGAGTAACATAATCTGCTGCAGCGAATATACTACGGCTTACACTATTACCTATAGTATTACCATTAGCGTAGTTGTCTTTAAAATCATCAAATTTGCTATCGTTTACTTTTCCACCAACGAATGGAGAATAGTATGAACCTATTCCATCTAAGTACACACTCCCTTCAAATAGTCTAGTTACATCATCCCCTTGTACACATATCTCTGGAGATACAAGGCGTATATAGTCATTTGCCCTCATAGTAAGGGAGAAGTTACCAACGTCTTCAGCTGTACCTGTTGATATTGCTAGCTGTTCACCAATTAGACTACAGAAGAAAGGAGTAGGTCTCATTTCCAAACTACTATCTAACTCAGATCCTTGACCAACCCACTTATCCTACTCTTGAATTCTATACTCATATACGTAACTACCTATAGTCTACATAAGCACAGTTCTATCACGTTCAGTTCTATCACAACGAACTATTTCATAACTTACTGCGCCAACCGGCATTTTCTTTACTTTAAATTCTATACCTAAAGCATTACCTATAAGTGTATTGTTCTCGTATCTAAACGGAGGCATTTGAGAAGCGTGAGGCATTCTAATATCGCCTATCCAAAGTACAGGAGAAGCTACAGATTTATCATTATAGAATATTATACCAAATCTATACACTTCATCTCTCTAGTATCCTCTATAATTAGCAGCTATATATGGGTCAGCATAATTAGGTATATATGGATTATTCTTCTATTCTTCAGTAGGCTGTACTATTTCAGGCATTTTATTATCGCCCCTATTTATATACCTAGTATTATTCCTAACAGTAGGTACATCCATGCTACAGGATTGATCTAATCTAAACTTATCTTGTTTACTACTTAGATTTATATCTGTAGTTACAAAGGAATACTCTATATTAATACCATAACCACCTAATTCACCATCCTTGTTGTATATATATGTATTCTAAGAATTAGATGCGTCTTTTGTATACTTTACATTATTAAATGGATTTATACAATCATGAGTAGTAGGAACACGTTTGATGGCTTCATCATCTGTTATAGACAGACGAATGTTATTACTATCTAAACTAGATAACAGCTATACACTTCCTTCTGAATTAGCTCTATAAGCTCTAGCATCATAATCATTACCATCTTCATCTTCTGGCATCCAAGTGTTCTCTGTTACATTAGCTGCAAATAATCTATTTTGCATCTTAGCAAGAGTCTATGCTATAAACTGATAACCAGTCATAGCATTAAATTCTTCTACAGATATATCACTTAAAGTAGCTCCATAATCTACATACTGTATATTTGTCTGACCGTCTGGTATATCTATTTCATCTACTATACTAATAGTAGGAGTAGAGTTATTCTGTTCGTAGAATATACGAATTACTCTTAATTTATTAAAGTCCTAAAGCGATAACTCAGTAGATAGCATTACTGATTTATTTGATGCTTTATTTAGACCAGTGCCTTTATATTCAGAACTACCTTGACTAGTTACACTATTAGTTAAGTGAATTAACTCACTCATTGGAGAAGTAACAGTCTCAGTGCCGTGTACATTAAATAATTGATAACAATATGTTACCATTCCAGCTTTAAGATTACCTTCAGATAACCAACGGAATTTAAATGGCAATAAACTTACTACAGGGGTTATTTCTAATGAACCAGGATTAATTATATTTCCATTCTCATCTATAAGATTAGAATTGTCTATATACTCATTACTCATTATGTTAACAATCTTAATAGGACTGTTTCCATCAGTAAAGTATATCTTTATATTAGTATCTGATTCATAGTTACCTACAATACTTAGTGTGGGATTCTTAGATAAATCTTCACACAACCCTAGAGCTCCTTTACATACTAATTTGATTTGAGGCATATTACTATCAAACCCCATTAATCTGTATATCTTATTAATGTTATCAGATGTTTTAGTTATTACTACCGCAATATCATTTATAGTAGTAGTACCTATTATCGTCTCATCTTTAGGTATAATAGTATCGTATCTTCTAGGATTCTCTATACTTTGTAATACTCCTGTAGTTCCTCCATCGTTGGTGACAACACGGACATCCTCAGCATATCTGTACTGAGTATCCGGTATCAAATTCACATCTTGGTCCATATTAAGACCACCCGTAAATGTATTAACTTGTGCAGTATTACTTATCATATTGTCCCTCCTTAATTTTAACTCTTCTCCAAGTAAATCCTCCTGCGTGTTTGTGCCGTGCATTTTTTCTCAAGCAATCACTGATGCTCTAACGAGAAACGCCTGTTGCTCTACTTGCTTCTCTTATAGAATCATATTGAGCTATTATTGTATTGCCATCATAATCGAGTTGTACTACCGGTCTTTTATTTTTTATCTCATATTCTTTTACGTGGTATTCATCTACTCTATTAGCTTTAGTATAGGACCATTGAAATCCGCAACATGATTTCTTTCTTCCATCACAACAGGCTCTTATATTATCAGGCAAAGCATTAAGCTCTCTAGAAGCCTATCTAACACTATCGTATTCTCTTACATAGTTACCCTATCTATCATAGCAATAAATCTTTCTATCATCTACCTCACAACAATTATAGTATCCATATTCATGTATATATTTAGATTCAAGATATTTGATAGTACTAATATTATCCGCGCACTCTTCTACTATTATAAAATTAAAATTTTCGCACCCGATTTCATCAAAATCTTGCTGTAATTTTTTATTAATTCCTTTACCGTTGTGTAGACTTCTATAATGGGCTTCGTAACGAGCTCTTATATTAGTAGAGGATCCTATGTACATTCTACCGTTCAAGTTATTCTTTATAGCGTATATTCCACAAGTATAACGTGGAATAAGTTTACTATTTGCTTTTATAAACTTTGTTTCCATTATGGTCTATTCTAATTATAAATATCTTGTCGTTCTCCTACTGTACTATAAAAAGTATCATGGGCATCTATTTCCGGGTATAATTTTAACCAGGAGTTCTACACTGAGGCCAAATCATCCACAGTAGGCATCATAGCTTCAGCATATGCTTGTTTGCGATAGAAGTTATAAGAGTTACGTATATCATAATAATCTCCCTGACTTATTTGACCTTTTAACTTTTTAGGATACATTAACTTCATAGTAACATACCAGTATATTGCTTCCTTATAAGACTCTAGATCTGGTATCATGGGCATACTATCTTCATCTGTATATATAGCATAATAAGATATCTTAATATATCCCCTAGGTACATTAGTCATTATATAACCAGGTTTAGTCATATACTATAAATCGTAACTATACATAGTACCATCTTTGTGACCTATTCTATTACCTAGATATCTACCATTTGCTGTAGGCACAGTATTCTAGTTTATTAATGCACTTAATGTTTCTCTAAGATTATTATCTTCATTTAACTTGTCCAATGCTTCTCTATCGTTAGTAAGATTAAACATATTCTTAACTAATGGGAACATAGCTGCATCCTGCACTAGCATACAAGCTTTACTACAACATTGATTATCATGAGATACACCAAAACTGGATGTTGCTTTTCTCATAGGTAGCCATCCACCATTACAACAATATGAGTATGCTACCTAATCTAATTTATATAAATCACATGGTAACGATACTTGATGGCATTCTATTGGAAGTATTTCTACTTTATGTTCAAACTACTATATAGCTCCAATCTTAAGTATGGATTCCATGATCCATTCCCGAATATCTGTAATACGTATCTCATCTTCTCTTAAATCGAGATCTGCTATTACTTTAGCTACTACAGAAGCTGAACTAATCATACGATTATTTATCATAATTCTGGGTAATCTTTTGTTTTGTTGAATATTATTTGAGCTAAATTTCTCTTATTATCTCTTGAAGCTATGAACTAATATTTAGTTTTATTAGTAAGCAAACTATCTTTCTTTGACCAAAAGAATCTATATTTATAATAATTACTATGGTCATTAAGTAGGTATACAGGCTTACCAGTTTCTTTTGTAGCTTTCCAGTCCCATCTAAGACTTTTGCCTGTAAATTCTTTTGGCTGATGTTTAATGATTTGTAAAGTACCTAATCTACATGGAAACTTGAATTCTTTACAATTGTACATCACCTCATCTCTAATGTACTAAAAATAGTCATTAATAATATTCTTATATGTCTATAAGTCAATATCGTATGGTGTATTAGGTTCTATGTACTATTTATAGCTTTCATAGAAATCAGTGGTAGTATAGCTCTTTCTCTAATATTTCATACATCAATTATTTATCACTAACTCTGTTCTATGTATCATCATGCGCATCATTAGTATCATCACTAGGCATAGTAATCATAAAACGTAATTCTCTCTCTAATATCATCTATGTAATAGTTGGTATCATTGCAGACGGTATAGGAAATTCACTATCTGGATCAAAGCAAGCATTAAGTTCTGTAGGATCTTCAGCTATTACATCTACACTGATATACTCTAGCTGATTAGAATCACCATCTACGTATATTCTATTATTCTTAACCCACGCAATGTAATCTTTACACGTAGCTTTTCTATACTTCTATAATTTAGCTTTAGTACGGCTACCTATCTAAATTATATTACCAAACATATCACGTACATTTATTACTCCAGGTCTATAGTTAAAGTCTATTAACTTAGGGAGTTCTTTATCTCCCACATAAGTAAAGTAACCTGGTACAGTTTCTTCACGATCTAAATGGATAGGTTCTATAGTAGTAAGATATAATTCATTTATATCTCTACCCTTATCTATATCTTGCTTAATCAACATAGCCCTATAACCTATGATCCACTTTTCAATTTGTATTCTACTTAAATGCTCAGACTCTGCAATATTATTATTACGAGCAATAAGTAGAATATTATCTACAAGCTAATTGAGTGTCATAATATATTATGTTTTAATAACGTTATAAGCCATATAACGCATTTTAAGGCTGTTATAGGCACTTTCTATTATTAGTAATACAATCCTTTAATTCAAGTAATAGCGGTCTTAAAAAGGCTTAAAATAAAAAAGGTTGATCTTATTGACCAACCTTATCCATTGCATTCTTCATATCCTAAGGGAGCATTTCCTTCATAGGTGGTGGTACCATCTAATTAGCTTTCCTTATTATATTTTTTAATTCGTTAACTTCTTTTTGTAAAGCAATTATCTCATCATTCTCTTTTGCAGGCTTATCATTTATTCCTAACCTATTTAGGAGAGCCTAACACTTAGCCATCTCTTCATCGCATTTAGCTATGGCTTCTTTTCTTTGTTTATATGTATCGTATTGATTACGCACTATATTTATAATTTCCTATTTATCTGTAGATATAGTAAGACCTAATGCACTATCAGTAATCACTGATTTATTCTCAGGTATAGTAAACTTTTTAGTTTCTCCATTGCACTATATAGTTATATCTACTATTCTTTTCCTAGGCTAATTTGGCATTGGGAATTGCCCAGGTGGTAGCGGTTCATCATATACTGCACTTACTTGAGTAACAGAACCTTCATTATACTCAGTAGTCTTTTTGAATGTGCCAACTACTTCGATTATATATACTTTATCCCCTATACTTAGTTGATTGAATAACATAATAAGTTAGTTTTATAAGGGCTCAATTAAGAGCCCTTTTGTTTATTACTTTAAGCAGCGGGAGTCGTAGTAGTCTCTCTGTTAAGCAAATATCTGTAATAATCTAACTGGCAGCAGTTAGGATTAGGAACAAAATATGCAGGTACCGGACACGGAGACTTCAGCTGACTAACTATATTAGCAGTCTGTGCTTGCTGAGAAGCTGATAAGGCTAATTGATTATTCTCTTGTCTGAGAGTATCAATCTTATTCTGCATCTCACGCATTTCAAGCTGGCAGAACTTATCATTGATCATCTGTGTTTGAGCATCAATCTTAGAACCTACTATATTAAACTTAACTGCGTTATCAGCCATCAATGAGTTGAAACCACTAGTAATTGCATTCTACAATGTATTAGTTTGGTTACATACTGATAACTGACTTTCATAACCCATCTTAGTGATGTTGTTATTTACAGCGTCAATAGATCTCTAAGTAGTGCAGCAGCAGTTAGCTAATTCAGAAGCAAGAGTTGCATTACCAGAAGTAATAGCATTAATTACCTCACAGCTAGATAATTTAGTATCACAAGAAATCTGGCTTACACCAGAATTAATAGTGCTAAGAGCTGTCTGAACAGCGTTAATGTCACAATTCAAGGTATTAGACAGTGAGCTTATAGCTTCCTTATTACCGTTAATAGCTTGCATTAACAGGTTAGTATTAGCATCAGTATTCAGTTGAGAAGCTAAACGACCTGCGTCATTATATCCACGACCAAAACCATTACCGCCAAAACCACCCCAGCAGAAGAAGATCAAAATGATCCAAATCCACCACCAACCGCCGTTTCCACCGAAACCACCGTTGTTCATCATAGCCATCAAAGCAGCCGGATCCATACCTTTATTAGCGTTTTGCATTAGAGCAGCAAGACCAGCGTCAATACCGCGATCCTGCACAATAATTCTATCTTCTAACATAATTGATTTAATTTAAAAATTGATTTTTATTAATATCTAACGTAGCGAACAGCTTTGCCACGTCCATATTCTGAATAAGGTTCGTACTCTTTTTCTCTTTCGAGCATACGTTCATAGTCATCTTCATAATCTCTAGCTCTGCTAGTAGAATATACTCTACGACCACCACGCATCATACCACCTCTTCTACCACCTCTACGGAATAAGCCAATACGTTCAAATTCGTCATCATCATCTTCTTCGTATTTATCACGTTTCTCAACTTCTTCCTCATAGCATTCCATTTCAGCTTGTCTGATCTTATCACACATAACGTAAATATAGTAATACCACATCTTCCCTTCATCAATGTCTTTATCATTGATCCAAGCCTTTGCTAATTCAACAAAATGCTTAGTGCTGTTAGAGTTAGTAATATTTATAATTACTTTGTAATAATCAGAATAAACCATGTTAAGTGCTACGAACCAATCATAACGATTAAATCTGCTACCCAGATTTATTCCGTACTGACTAGCTAATGCGGTAGTTTCCTCTACAGACCAATGTGGTCCACGAGTACCATCCTCATTTTCCATTTTACTTACAGCTTTACGGGCATGTTCCTCGTTGAAATGAGGACCGTGTTCTGCTTCGTAAGCCTTTACACGAAATATTCTATGCATATTATTATTGATTAATATTATTGAATATATTGATTATTATTTAGGTAACTCAATTACACGAGTATTAGTTACCTTGATTATTGGGTTACTGTTAATTATCTGATATTTTTTGGTACGTATACGTTTCCAATCAAAGTGGAAGAACCTAACGAAACCATTACGATATTTATTCTTGTATTCTTTCTTTTCTTCTACAAACAAAATCTATTGATTCTTAATATCTAATGTGGCTTTAAGGATTGAGTCCTTTCTACTAACTATGATAGTTGTTAATGGATTAATTTTAAGTTCTTCATCAAAATCTATTAACTTGTGTTTTATAATAGTTTTAACAGAATCTTTAATCTCAGTATTGATTACATTTACATCAGTTAGGTTCTTGTCTTTGATTTTAAGCTTTTTCTAAGCATCCTTAGCTTCTTTTAATAAACTATCATTACTAGTATTTAGTTCTTCTATAGTAAGCTATAGTACTCTGTTTAACTATTCTTTCTAGGATGCTAATTGCTCGTAAGCTCTAACATTGTTAGTTATTCTGTCAATCTCTTTATTCTTCTTTTGTAGCTAATGGTTCTAAACAAAAACAGTCGCAATAAGTAAACTAACTAAACCTACTGCGACTGCTCTGAAATTCCTTGTAAACCAATTAACTAACTAATTCAGTATTGGAATCATCTGGTAATTCTTTATCTAATGATATATCTAAATATTTCTCTCCTTTTGCTTTTATAACCTTTTTGAGGATTTTCCATATTTTCCATTTAGGATATAAGTCGCTAAATGATTCTAGTAACGACCAAAACTCAACTAAGGCTATCATTCCTGCTACTATTTCTACAGCGTGCAGGTTAATAGAGGTTACTACCAGCTAATCTATTATTGATGCACTAGTTATTGCTACTGCTGCATCTCTAGTCTTCCATATAGTTTTCCATGCTTTATGTGATTCAATCTTAGGATGCCCATATTTTTTAGAGACTTTATAACCATAGATAGCATCAAGTAGTATCAATATACCGACAGCAGTGATAGGAACCCATACAGGTGCGAATATAGAAAGTAGCCCAGTTATAACAGAGGCTACGCATTTATCCGCACTACTGAACATGTTCTTAAATATTGACATAGTATGTTCTCCTAATTGTTGGTAATTCATAGATAGTAGCTGATAATAAAAATCAAATAAGCCCTAACAGATTAAAAGGGGAGTAAAATCTGAGAGGGCTCGAAATTCCGTTTGAGATTATAATTAATAACGATAAGGTTTATTTAAGGTTTCTATTTTGAAAATCTTCTTGCATAAACTAATAGCTCTTTATAGCGTAATATTTTCTTTAATAGATTAATACCATTACTAAATTATTATATCTCTTTATTGGTTAATTAAAACCAGTTTTCTTCAGATTCTATAGAATCCAATTGTTCATAATCCTCATCATTTAACTCTAATGTAGCTGGAGCAGCTGGTAATGCCGGTTCACCATAGAAGGTAATTCGAGTCCCGACAACATCAGAGGAATAGTCCAACCCAGCGCCAGAACCCAAAAGGAACAAACCCGCAGCAGACATACTGACTGAGTCACCGCCGATTAGAAGAGTTCTAGGTGTAGCTGTAGTACTAGCCCAGTGATAATCACAATAATAAGTTGTAGCACTAGCTCCATTTCCTACTACAGTTGGGAATAGATCTGCCTAATTATTATTAACGAGTTTTTTTACAGATTGATTAGTAATTGTACTTTCTTTAAAGTCTTGTAATTCATAACCTGCTGCAATTAATTGCTCTGCTGTAGGATTAGTACCTCCTTCAAATGTACCAAACTTAGTATAATCTTTGCAGATGTATACACTATTATCAGTACCAGCAACTACTACATCAATTACATTCTTCCACACATGACCAAATGGATTCTCAATACCACGGTATCTAGGAACATTAACTACCTTAGTACCAGTAGACGTACCCTTTGCATTAGTATTAGTATGTGTATATTTGATTATACCAGTACCATTGCCTAATGAATTAGTAGTACCACAAGGTACAAATGAATATGTAGTAACTCCATTTACAGTTACAGCTACTGTAGTTACACCTTCACCTAAACCACCTTGATGGTAACCTTCTGTAGTTAAGTTAGCATTAAATGCTTTCTGACTATTCAATGTAGCATATTCTACTACGAATAACCAAACAAGGTCTCTATGAGCATCATAAGTATACATGTTCCAACCATCTCCGTTTGTTCTAGCATATGTTTGGAATGTTGTTCTATTTAGACTAACTTTTGGAAATTCGTTTACTGTAGTTAAAATACTTCTTAGTTTATTTCCAGCATCAACTGTTGCTTCATAATTAGCAATGTATTTCTTATTAACCTTCACGAATCCAGGTAAGTTATATTCACTAATTCTTACTTCTACTTTATTATCTGGAGTAGCTATTAACAGACGATAATGTTCTGGTATCTCTACCATTCTGTTTCCACCAGCCCCAAGATCTACTGTAGAACCGTCTTCGTATTTACTATGATTATTCGGATTTAAATATCGTACGGTATTGTTCTAATCTATAGTACAGCTTTTCATCTTACTCTGGATAGGAAGTGTTCTGTGCATTTCCATATTACCAGTACGTACACCATCAGGACTAGAGCTATTAGCTAAGTCAAACTTAACTCCATACCACAGTTCATTCTCATTTCTACTGAGCTTACCAATCTCTTCATCTAAAGTAACTGCAGCACTTATAGCACTAGGACTACTAGCTAAGTAATTAGTACTTGATAAGTCAGGCATTTCATTAGCTTCAGTTAAACCTACTTTATCATTTACTTTAAGTATTGTACTTCTAAGCTCTGTAATATCTGCATTTAAAGCTGTTTCTAAACTATCAATGTTACCTTGCAGTTCTGTGTCCTTAGCTTTAAGTTCTTTTACAGCTGCTTCCCTTGCAACTTTTTCATCATTAATTGCATCAGGAAGAGTTTCATTAATAGCTATTTTCTCAGCACCGGTCATTAAACCAGCAACAGTATTAGTAGCAGGAGTAATAGTGATATTAGATAAAGTAGACTGTACATACTTACCGCCACTCTTTTCTACTCCAGTAAGGCTAATAGTAATGTTATTAACATCTGTCTAGTCTAATTGGAATGTACTCAGCAAGTTATTAGGCATAGAGTTAACTACATTCTCCATAGCTTTACCCTTACCACCATCATAAGCAGTACCAGTAATGTCACCAATAATAATAGCATTAGAGTCAATATGTATGAACTGTGAACCAGACCATCTAAACTGATAACTTACTTCACCAGGAGTTACATTGACATATATTTTATCTCTTTCACCTACTATAGGAGTTTCGTGTTCAGCGTCTGCATACAACTGTATATTCTGAAGTACTCCAGTAGGAGATACAGTATAAGTAGCATATGCATCCATCACATCATCAACGTATGAAGGTAACTGACTAGCAGGTACTTTACCATTACTATCAAGTTCAGCAAGACCATTAGGTTGACCCTTTAATGCTTTGAAGTCTTGTAAGTCTTCATTAACATCATCAATCTTAGTATCTAGTCTATCTACTTGAGCTTTTACAGCAGCATCGCCTTTATTAATAGCATCTACTATACTAGTACCTTTAAAGTAGTTATTACTACTATTATCAGGTAAAGATATAACATCACTATTCTTATCATAGTTCAAACCAACAGATTGTACAATCTCTTTAATATGAGTCCATTGGTCTACATTAGCATCTCTATTCAGTGGTATCCATTTCTTAAGATCAGGACTATATGACTTAATAACATTACCAGTACTATCTGTTGCTAAGTCAATCCAGTAAGAAACCTCTTTAGGATTTGGAGCATACTTAGATGCTATGAAATTAGGATTTTCTTGTTTAACCATATTTGCAAATATTTAATAATTAAATAATCTCCTGTTCTGGAGTATTCCATTCAGGTGAATTAGTAATAACTTCTTCATCTAATAAAGGAAACGGATATTCTACAGTAGTGTTTTCATCAGTTTCAGACAGTAACATTACCGGAGGAAAATATTCATTGAATATATCTTCGTGGATAAGAGCTTCTGTACCATCAGCATTAGTACGTCTATATTCCCAGTTCTTATCAAATTCTTTTAATTCTTCTATAGGTATAGCTAACCACTTCATATTTTTCTATTTTATTTATTCATCTTATTGTTTCTTACCCAGTCCATTTCCTCTTTAGTCAATGACCTATTGAACATTAGGAAGCTATACAGACGTGTTTTGCCGAATACGGAATTGTTGTCCCTTATCTTTCCTATCCATAGAGTATCACTGTCTACTCCGGTTCCTGGAGTAACATAAAAATTAACATTGTTATCAAAATCCTTATAGCATTCTGTCTTTGTCATTGCCATTACATTAACAGTTTCTTGGATATAGGTTACCCAACCGGGATTTCCGAAACTACGAAGAGAACCTCTGCCACCTCCGTCAACATTTTCCAGCATGAATGCACCATCGTTTGCAGTAGGATATGATTTGGACACCAGTATGCTCGGCTTAAAATTATATCTATAATTCTGTACCATCACCGTGAAATCGTCCATTATTGGAAGCCCTGTCACCTTAAGATAATCGTCTACTCCGTCCAGTTTCAACGAACCGTCGTCGTATATATCGCTCTGTGTATTCCATGCAAAATTGTAGCAATTCATATGATACCCGTTACCGCTTAAGTCACGCAGTACGTTGTCTGTGTTCATGTTCTGATTGGTACAACCTTGTTTAATAGGATTATACTCACATACTAGCGACTCTGTATACCATGCAGGATCTTTTACATTATCACCTTCAGGCAGTAGCCATTCTCCTAATACTACAGCACCTATATTAGTGTACTGACTTATCCTAATACGTTTATCAGCAAACTATGTAAAGTCTACTTCTCTAGTATCAGTTACCTAGGAACTAGTGTTAGATACTAGGTCTTCAATTAGTAAATAACCTGAGTATACTGCAGGTTCTATAAACGAATCTCCTTTCTCTATATTATATAACTATGGAAATACATAGTATGCCTAAGGATTTATAAATATTGGATTATATAATATCGTTTTCATATTATAATTCTTCTATTTTTATTATATTTAAAGGAGCTGGCGCCCACCCTATTGTTACATTCTCGAAGCCAAATCTTAGTTCTAATGTTTTAGACTCAGTTATACTAACGTCTTGTTCTAACCATGTATCTGTATTACCGATAAATGTATAATCTTCTGGAATTACAAAGTCTCTAACTTCATCATCTATTATAGTTTGTATCTTTAAAAATTTGCTACCATCTGTTTGATTCTAATTCAATGACATAAATAATTTTAATTTATAATTTCCAGGATTTAAATTTAAACCGACTCTTCTATACCCGTACGTGTTCTGTGGAAATCCATTATATCTAATACATCTTTTAATTATTTCATCTGGATATATTGCACTATTATCACCAGTAATGTAACCTAACTACTAAGTATCTTCATTAGCTGCAACATTATCCATCTTATAAATACTACCAGCTTCTTCTTTAGAGTTCCATAAGAATTTACGTTGCTAAACGCCATATGCAATCTTATTTAACTATAAACTATCGTCGTATATTGAACCCTAACTCTATAATTCAGTATTAGACCATCCCAAACTAACTACTGCATTTCTAGGTGTTAGTATTTCTATAGAATCCGACTTAATAGATGTAACTGAGTCAATACTATCTTTTAACTGTACGTATAATGTTTTGTTACCAGTATTAGAAAATTGATAACTAAACGTATTAGAATATGGTTTCCAAGTAGCATCAGACAAGTCACTCTATTCTCCAGCTCTATAGTGAGTAGGCATAGACGAACCAGTATAAAATACTTTTACACTTACTGTAGTGCCATATTTCTATGTTGCTCCATCTTCTATAGTTATACTTTGTAATTCTAAAGGACTATCTAAGTAGTTTATAGTAGCACTCTTTATCTAACTCTATTCGATATCTGATTTAATCTAGCAGTATAATGTTTTAACTCCGGTACTATTGAACTAATATTCTACTTCTTCTCCTTTCCACTCTTTCCACTCAACGCTCTAGAAATTCTAATCCTCACTTATTCTATAATGAGTAACATCGCCTTTGTGTTTCATAAATACTTTCACAGTATTACTTAATGTAGATTGAGCTCCATCATTTATTGTGATATACGCTAAACCAAATTTAGCATCTAGAATTAGAGGACTCTTATATTTTCCCAAGTATGCTCCAGTAGGATACACTACATCAAACCAATTTTTATAACCGTTGAAGTCAAAGGTAAATAATTTGCCATTTCCAGAATCACACAAAGGAGAAGTAGACGCTATTCTCAAATCTACGTTTTCAGAATCTCCCAATTTATAAGCTTCATCTATTACTGAGAAATCAAATGGAAAATATGGTTGAATATATTCTACATTTCCAGCAATCTCCCATCCTTGCATTATAGATTCAGACATACCCCCCCATCTTCCTTTATATACAGCAAAATTGTCTATGATTTTTACATTTTTTAAAATATTAGCTTGAGAAAATAAATATAAAGTATTATAAGAGAATAATACATTATTATGTATTACTATATTATGTTCTATTGTAACTCCTTTATCATCTGACGTAACAGGTGGTTCTAAAAAACCGCCTATATATAAAGCGCTAGATACCTCTTGTCCTCTTGCGATTATATTATTAAATATTTCTACATCACCCATACATAATATCTATATCCCAGGACCAAAATGATCATATATAATGTTATTATATATTTTGCCGCTTAATCCCAAAGCTAACGCTGATGTCTAATCCTTCTCCATACGATAGCCACCATCTATAAATACGTTATAACATATTTCTGCATTTTCTGCATTATTTAATTGAAAGTTATCGTAACCCTAATGCTTGTATATATTCCTATATATTCTAGGATTATATAAATGATGAGCTCTATAACGTACGCTTTCTCCTTGACTATTAGTTCCTTCGTACCAATTAGGGTTATAATGTCCTAGATAAGAACCCTCTCCTGTGGTATCATGTATATAACAATGATGAATTCTTAGATTATTATGTTTATAAGTAGGCCACCAATACTAAGGCTAATTCGCGCTAGGATCTGCTTTAATCATAAAACCGGCAAAATCTGCCTTGTAAATTTCGATTCCAAAAAATTCTAATTCATTACACAGTCCTGAACACTGTATCGCTGTATTAGCAAATTCAGGCATAGCTATTACTTTGAATCCATAATCTAAATTATTATAACCTCTGCCATCAAATACTATATGCTCACAATTAGCAAAATTCAATCCAAACCAATAGAACCAATTCCATTCAAATGGTTCCTAACTATCTATTGTAATGATATAAGGTTGTTCTGCAGTTCCCTTAAAATCATAGAACGCTATTCTTGTTGGATATTTTTCACCAAACTTTGGATCATATTTCAACACTATCGTAGAACCAACAGGGTAATCTTCTCCATGGATTATCCACGATTGATGACCTCCGTCTTTTTTAGCATCTGGTACTAAATATTCTATAGCCTATTCTCTAGATGCAAGAGCTGGTGTTACTGTAACTAACTTATTTATTCTTTTAGAAAAAGTAGTATTCGTTAATTGATCTGTAACATCAACTTCAACATCATATATACCTCTATCCTATTTATTCTAAAAAGTATGAGTATACGTATTATCTGATCCATTGTAAGTAACAACGGGATTGTCGTATGTATTTTCCTTATATATTCTAATAACCTTAACACTATCCCCGCTGTAACCATTATCTGGAATAACTTTTATAGTGAGAGGTTCTCCTACTCTTACTATCTCTGTAGCTTCCACCTCAAAATATGGATCTATTTGAGCTTGCATAGAATATAATATCTTTTCAGATGAAGATACACCACTAGAATTTTCTACTTCTACTTTCTGTTTAAGTTCTCCCTACTATTTTACAACAATGCTCTTATTAGAAGAGCCTATAGTTGACGGAATAGTGTCCTGCGTGATAGAATCCCCATCATTAATAGTATAATTATGCGTTTTTACCCATCTACTATTTGCTGTCAAATTAACCTAGCTATCTATAAGAGGAAACGAATTGTCTATAGATAGATTAACTGATGGTATTCCGATTAACGATTTTAAAATTTCACTGTACTTCATAATTACATATTTACATCATATAGCTGATCATCTAAATATTCTTCATTAATATCTAATTTTGGTAATAATGTTACTATACTCATTCTACCTATAGATACTATCTTATAATCAGGATCATCACTCTTGGTTATTGTGTATTTAATAAACTTACTACGATTCTTAGACCTAGCTTTAAGTAGTAATATCTATTCTGCAGGAGCACTATACTAAGCTTCACTGTCAAAGGATTGTTTATCATAGTAATTGATACCATCATAACCTTCAGTATTATCGCTAGTCTCATCAAAAGGAGTACTAAAGTAATTATCGCATCCTAACGAGGTATTCTATGGATTATTAGTCTAGTATTTATAGTCAAATTCTTTTACGTATTCTGCTATACATTTGTATTGCTCTGCATATTCTGGAAGTAAACTAGGTCTATCGTTCATTAATACCTAGACTCCATCCTATATCAATACAGATCCAGTCTCATATCCACTTTTCTGTATATTGTCTAATTTACCAGTTAATATAATTGGAGATTCTCTATCACTCATAGAGTAATATGTTCCTTCATTGTAGTATATGTTATTGCCTGAGATTAGTTGTTTTAAGCTACTTATCAAATATAGACCGTGATTATTACTATTTGTTCTTACGTAAACATTATTTACATTTACAAATTTATCTATATTGGTATTCTACGTTCTAGCGAAGAACTCTTGATAGTATGTACTATTAAATACAATAGTGTTATTACTTATTTGTAGCAATCCAACGTTCTTACTAAATCCAAACCACGTACAATCCCATTGATATTTAGGTAAAGTAGCATTATTATTTAAATAATTATTACTGATATCTACTGTTTCTGTTCCAAGTTCATTAGACATATAGCATACAGGTCCAGCACAATTGTATATATGATTTCTCTAAATATATATTCGTTTAACACCTCCAGCTTGAATACAGGCCTCATTATATGAACTTCCGTCTATTATACAGTCACTGATGTGCATCTCTTCTCCGCTTAGCTCCATTATACTAGGATGCCCTATGACTTCCGATTGCATATCTGACTTATAGAATCTTATACCATGTATATCTATTATATCCGCGTCAGAAACCGCTATAGGTCGAACTACCACTTGTCTCATTGTGATATTATAAATAGTGACGTTAGACACACCTTTAACTGTTATACCATATCTAGTTCTAAAACCTGAAGTAGGAGTCTTGGTACTCTAACCATTAATTGTAATATTTTCTATATATACGTTTCTATAATCCTTTTTATCTGTATTAGTAATATATATACAGGCTGGTTCTTCCGGATTATATACACCTTCATACGTGTTAAAATTCTAGAAGGTAATCCCTCTTATAATAAGATTACTGCAATTTTCAATATGAATACCACCAAAGCCTCTACCATCCATAACACACTTATTGTCTCCATCTATCGTAAGAATATACTAAGTATCTTTATTCCAATTCTTGATATCCACATTCCACATACTTGTAGCTATTTGAGAAGTATTATTATGGTAATCTATAACATCTTCTAAACAAGTTAATGTTACATCTTGCGTAAGTCCATCTGGATAATCCTCAACTACAGCTCTAGTAGCATTGTAAATACCTAAATATTCCTACTAATTATCACTACGTCTCCACTTAGGAGGAATAGTATAACGTTCATCTTGAGCTAATTCAACACGTATTGAATGGTTAGCATTAATACTCTCAAATGTATAAGAATTTAATGCTCCTTTGTCTTCTCCATCTACTATCAGTTTCTATATTAAATAACCTGTAGTAGGAGTAGCCTTAATAGTGGCATCACTAACTGCACCAACTGTATAAACATATTTACCTTCAGTAACTACTTCTTTTAATACTTCAGTACCAGTTATAGATACACTACCATTATCAGCATCACTAAGAGTAACTGTAATATCAAATGTTTTAGTAGATGGTCCACTTCCACCCTTTGCTTTTATTACCTTGTGCTCATCGTCTGCATATATCGTGTCATTATCTATATACCTCTTTAAATACTAATAAAAATTATCTATTAAATCATCTACTTTACCGTCGATAATTTCAGTTTGATTTCGTACATTATTAATCTACAACTATAAGCTTTTATCTGCATTATCAATATAAGCTTTTAACTCATTAATTACATCTTCTGACACTCCACCTACTAAAGATATAAGAGACTTAACATCTACTTTATAATTTGATCCTCTTTCAGCTATTACAAGATATTCATTTTGAGTAAGCTTTTTTCTAGTAGGTAAATCTAATATTTTTATTCCTCCACAATTATTCATAACTATTACTCTTTAAAGAATCCACTAGGAGCACTTACTTTATTAAATACTACACTATCAGTAGTAGCTAATGATAATTGAACTCTAGTAACTACATGAGGATTATCTCTTCTAGCTGCATGAGTATCAATAGCATTCTGTGCATTAGTAATCAATTGTTTAAGCTCATTAATTTGGGATTGTATATTATTATCCGCGTTAGTTCTATTTTCAATCTCTTGATTAATTAACTCAGTAAGATCGGTAACTTTACCATCTACATAAGTCTTAAGTTCATTCTTAGCTTTAGTGATTTCACTATTTATATAGCTTCTTAAATCACTAATCTATTGGTCAATCTTACTATCTAACTCTTGTATATTCTGAGTTAATTCAGTAATCTTTTGTTGAATAGAAGTTAAGTCACTACCTATTATTTCAGTTATATCCTAACGCAGCTCTTCAATACTAGAATTGATATTAGTAATATCCTACTTGATACCATTAATTTCATTTCTAATATCACTAATCTAAGTAGTTAACTCTTCTACTTTCTGATTAATATACTACCACAGTTTATTAACTTCCTCTTTCAGTTCATCTTTAAATTCAGCCAATTCATTTCTGATTTCAGTTATAGCTTCATTAATAAACTGTTCTATCTAATCAAGAGCTTTATTAATATAATCAATGATAGTATCTACTTGCTTATCATTCAGATCTAGCATCTCCCATGTATTAGTATCATTACGATAATACCTAATACAGCCACCATAGTAATTGGAAGTAACATCAATCCAATAATCTACTTCTAGAGGATTGGGTTGTACATCTGATGCTCTAAATCTAACTATCTCTCTCTGTAACATATATTATGCTTTAAATGTTGTTATTTTATCTTCTGTGCCATCATCATATACATCGATATGAACCCATGATACACCATCCTCCAAACGTATTTTACACGGTAATAACAAAGGTTTAGCCTTTATTATCTCTCTTATTTCTTCTGCAGTTTTATCATCACAAGTAAAGTCAATAGCATTACCTGTTATATGTGCAGACACGTATACTCCTTTCTTACTCTTTACTAAAGGGCATAGATTGCAACGCATACCTCTTTGATGCATATTACCAATATTAATATGCATTGGCATACGTAAGATATCAGTACGTAGACACAGTAGTACATGTAGTAGCTATGTACTTAAGAACATCCATGATTGTTCTCCAAATTTACCATATATGTGATTACATACTAATTCCTTTACATCAAAGTAAGGTTTAAGCTGTTTAATTATTTCTTCTCTAGGCATCATTGTTATTTGCAATTAGAGCCTCACCAACTAGATTGGCTGCTACGTTCATACCAAATTGTTTAGTATCATTATCTATCTCACTTACCTTTACATTGATTTGAAGGAGCAGAAGATATATCTGCTCCAACAATTCTCTATCTGTCATATGTGCTAAATACGGATTCACGATATTATATTACCTTTCTGTGTCACTAATATCTCAGCTATTATTGGTGTATTTGTAATCTCTCTATAATTATAGCTAGTTGATGGGGCTGAAGTAACAAGTTGTAAAATGTATAATTTTTCATGATGATTTATACCATCAGACTTAGGAGCATTAACTTTCAATAAATCATACTAGTAACTTCCACCATCCTGTATATATTCATAACCAAACCAAGTTGTAGTCATTGATGCGTTAGCAGTTACCTTTTTTACCTCACTAATAGCTCCGTAATTATAGGTATATGCATCATAGTCCGAATCTACAGTATGTACTTCAAACGTACTCTCCCACTCATACTATTTTGTTGTTGGAGTGGTTACAATTCCAAAGCTAATTTCATCAGGATAAGTATCACTTCCTCTAACATGCGAATAGTACGTTGCAACAAATGCGTCACTACCTACTTGCATAATATCACAGATAATAGATTTGTTACTTTCATTTTGTGTCACAGTCACAGATGTCTATCTATTACTTTTATTATTAAAATTGGATGACAGTGTAAACTTAAATTTACCCTCATTAGCAATGGAACTAGATACTTTAGTTACAGTCGCCCAAGAAGCGTAATCTCCTATACTAAAATCTACGTATTGTCTAGAACTAACGTCTTCTACTCCGTCCACATATTTAGATTTATAGCTAGCAAAAGTAACTGAAGCGCCATCATACTCTTTCATATTTCTGATTGCAATTGATATATTGTCCCTAGCCCCATTACTAAACCCGAACTTATATTTCCATTCTACTGTTGCAGAATAAGCAGCTTGACTAACATTAATTCTCAAAGTCTTATTACTACCCGATTGCGTTAATACGATAGTACCACTTCTTGCAGATCCACTATTATCGGATGCACTGATAGTAACTTTACTACTAGTAGTAGAAGTAGTTATCCAGCTAGGTTTACTAGACACACTCCAAGGATGATTACTACCATTTTTAGTACTTACTAGAGTAATTGCAGCAGAGACAGCATCAGTAGCTTGGAAACTTTCACTCTTGCTAGATGTACTACCATCATCCCAAGTAAATACATAATTATCTGCAGGTGGAGTATACCCTGTTTGGGTTAATTCAGCATAATCTCGTTTACCAGATTCATCCTAATCAAAATATACTTTTGCTGTTCTACCAGTAGTACTAGTGGTTGATTGTATAGTAAACGTAGAAGTACTCTTGTTAAATGAAGCCCATGAAGGTAATGTACTACTATCTATGCTATAATCTACATCATAAGTACTGCTACCAACTGTCTTATAAGAACTAATAGTTACACTACCAGATCCACCACTAGAACCTACATTAACCTTATACGGATTAATAGAGAAGGTATAAGTAGTAGAAGGTGTAGCGCCGCTTTGAGTAACTGTACAAGTAGCTGACTTACCACCATGAGTTGCAGTAATAGTAGCAGTTCTACTAGATGTAGATGTATTCTCTCCTAATGTTAAAGTACTAGGTGAAGAAGTACTGCTAAGACTACCTAAGTTAGTAGATAATGTAGGATTACCTGTTTCTTCAGCAACATCTCCACTAGCCCAATATACGGTTCTCTTAGCACTAGCTGTAATAGTAGAAGTACCTCCACTACTAGATACACTAGTAGGATTAGCTGATACAGATATAGTCCATTCTCCATATGAACTAATAGTATCTCCACTTTGTGACAAACTAATAGTAGCTGTTTTATTAGACTCATTCTAAGTTATAGTAACTGTACCTGTTCTATTTGAAGTACTTTCATTAGCAGAAGCACTTACTGTAGTTCCACTTAAAGAGAACCCACTACCAGATATAGTAGTAGACTTTAGAGATACGTTAGTATTACCGCTCTATTCTACTCCATCTAATACCTTTCTCTTATAAGAACTAACAGTAAAAGATTTGCTACCACCACCAGCTCCAAATGACATACTAGTAGGAGATACTGTTAAATAGTAATTCCAAGTCTCTGCCTTCTTACGTATATCATCTATCTTTACGCATTCATTAGCTCCATAAGTAGAAGCATTCTCAATGACTATCAATGAATTAATAGCTAAAATCTAGGTCTTAGTAGGACATTCTGTCCCACTCTTACCTAGACTAAGCTTACTTAATATCATAGAATATGTTGCTATTTCATTACTCATGCTGCTTATTCTTTAAAGTTTCTATTTCAGCTTTAAGCTTTTCAATCTCATCCTTAAGCATCTTAACTCCTTCAATAGCTAATACACCTAACATCTCATACTCTACCTTCTTAACCTTAACATACTCTTCACCATCTTTAGTGAATGATTCAAACTGTTCAGGATTACTTACTTCAGACTTAGGAGTAATGCTTTCATCTACTATATCCTCAAAACCCAATTCCTCTAAGTTCTATGCTATAGTACCTATTTGCTTCTAATCATTCATTATAAATGATACAGTAGGTATATCGCATATCTGTTCTAAAGTATAGTCTAAAGGTTTAATATCTGATTTTAATCTAGCGTCAGATTCTTTGAAGAAGCCACTAACTGCAGATACCTTACCGGAAGACGTAACATTACCTACTGCTATATTATCATAAGAGTATATAGACTATTTAGGAGTTATAGTTACTGTTCTAGTAACTCCAGAAGTAGGCATAGCCGCATTGCTTATAGATTCTACCATATTACGAAGATCGCTATTATGATATGCGTGAACTATAAAAGTTTCATACTATTGTGGCTATTTAAACCACAAATAAATACGATTATCGTAATTAAATACTTTTATATCCCCAAAGCTATACCCATTATTAACACCAGTAGCCTATAATATTTTATTTTCAGGCGGATAGTTATAGAACTATATTACTGTGTCAAATGGAGTGCTAGTGCCATAGTAAGAATTACCAAAAATTCTTACTGTAAGCATAGTGCTATCACTAGCCGAATTTCTTAATCTTACTAAACAACCATTACCGTAATTATATACTGTTTTTGGTAAATAACGCTAATCTAACTCATTAGCATAATTACCTTCATGAAGCAATTTATAAGGAACTCCCTAATAACGGAAAGCGGCTCCTTCATCTAAACTATCTACTCTACCTAATGATATACACGGTTTAGTTGTCAATTTATCATTAAGCAAATATGCACCTAATGAATCCGAATATCCTACTTCTGCAGTTTGTGCTCCGCTATTAATAAACTAAACATAACTAGAAACATCAGTTCCATGTAAAGTTAAAGGAGTTACCGATGAAGTTTGATTTATTGTTAACGGCCCAGTCATAGTATCACCAGCTTTCTTTACAAAAGCAGATGGACTGATACCACCAACTGTGTCAGCATTACCAGCATTAGCTGGTTTACCAACGCTTACAGTCTATGCACTACCTCCAGATGGGGTTACTGTGAAATTACCAGCAGAGCCATTAGCAAATGTATAAGTAGTATTAGTATTCTATGCAGGTATACCTAATGCAGTTATATCGGCTTTAGTTACAGCAGTAACACTAGCTACATGACTAGTAGAATCAGTAGAGAACTTATAGAATCCAGATGATTTACTAGGTGCAGAACCAGCGGGATGTACATAGTTATTATATGTAGCTCCTTTAGTTAAAGTAAGAGTATCACCACTAATAGATGCAGTAGTAACAGCATTACCAGAACCAGCTATAGTTACTTTACCAACCTTCTTAGCTAATTCTGTATTCATAGTAGACTACAGATTGTTGATATTAGTCTGTAACTAAGTATCACCATCCTTTCTAGCTTGTATCTCTACATTCAGATCATTAGTAATCTCAGATGAACTACTATCAATAAGCTCTTCTAATCTATCTACCTCAGTAGTTACTCTGTTATCTAGATTAGTAATTCTATTAGGTATATTAACGTCTAAGTTCTACTTATCACTAGCAGTCATTACACCAGCCTAAGTTTGATTAGCAGAAGGTATGGTTTGTGACTTAGTAATAGGATTAGCATATGAATTACTAGCCGTAGACAAATCAGATTGCTTATAATTAATAGTTACACTAGTTGTATTTCTAGATGTTGCATCTATACCGGTAACTAAGTTATTAGGCAGTGAATCAAGTTTATCACCAGGGTTCTATATACTACCAAATTCATTATATAAGTCATCTAGTCTGCCTTTATCTATTGCAGACATAGCACCTGCGTTAGTAGTTGTAGCTGATGGTATATCTATATTATCGTCCTGTAATGGACCATAATTTAAACCATCTTTAGCTGCATACTTATAGTTAATCTTAACTAATTCACCAGTACTAGTAGTAGGAGTAAGATATGAAGTAAGTTTAGTAGGCATACTATTTAAAGCATCTCTATTAGCTTTACCTTTATCTCCAGGATACGCTGTACTAGGAGTTTCACCTAATGCTAAACTCTAACTAATCTCTAAGTATTGAGTACCAGTCCATCTATATGTTAAGTTAGTATCCTTAGATACATATATCTTACCTGTTTCACCAGTCTGAGGGAATTGAGCTTTAGTAGAGAACTCTAATACATCATCTACATAAGATGGTAATTGAGCTGCAGGAACTTTACCAGTTGAGTCTAATTCAGCTAAACCACCAGGCTGACCTTTAGTACTAATAAAAGCATTTAAACTATTAGTAATAGTAGTATCACCTGCTTTCCTATCTTCAATTTCTTTCTGTAAAGCAGCTTCTAGCTCATCAGTAACTCCATCAAACTTATTCTCTATACGGTCTATCTCTGCTTCTCTATCGGCAATCTCCTTATCAATCTTATCGTCAAGATTATCTATTCTATTACTTAGATTAGAGTCAGCTTCCTTTAGATCTTCAATCTATCCAGGAATAGTAGTATTAAGTTCTACATAATCTTCCTTACTCATAAGACCATCCATAGAAGCAGTAGCATTAGCTATACGTATATCCATATAGATATTGTTACCACTCTTAACGGTATTCCATGATACACAAGGAGTACTATTTTGTCTAAAGGTAATACCGTTAGTTACTAAATCATAAGTAGATGTATTAGTACCATCTTTAAACTTAATGTTAGTTAATGCTAAATTACCTATATATACATACCGACCATTATCTGTAAGTACTTTAGTACCATCTCCAGTAGTCTTAATAACTGTAGTAGTATATTGTTCTTTACTATAGTTTAATGAACCATCTACAGTAATAGTATCAAATACTACTTGAGATATATTATCTGTACCTTCTTCTTTAATAAAGTCAGGAGATTCAATGTATATAGTACCACCAACTATAGCTACTTCGGTTGCTAAGTCTAATCCATTTCTATTAGAATTAATAGTATAGATAAGCTTACCTTCCTCTATAGCTTGCTTTAATGCGTCATAATCTTCTTGACTTACTTTACCATCAACGATAGTAGGATCAAAGATATACATAGTCATATCTTTAAACTCTATCATTCGGATCTTACCATTTCTTTCACCATCTTGGAATGGAATCATTTCCTATCCTGTGACAGCAGTACGTTCTGAAGCTTGACTAATTTTTAAACCTTTAATTCTTGCTATCATTGTCAATCAAATTATTTTCTTTCTACTATTCTAACAGTACTACACCGTTATCTTCCCATAACCAAGGATCTGCATACTCTGTTAACAATGCTAATACATAAGGATCATATAATCCTCTAAAGTATCCATTACCACAACCACACTTAATACAATACGGTTTGAGTTTCATAGGTATACCACTATATAATTGTGGTTTAACCTAATGTAAGTATCTTTTTAGTATTTCAGAATCTATAGGAGTAGTAACACTAGATGCGTTACTAAACTACAATAAATCTGTTAACTCATTGTATACTATGGTTGCTACAACATCTCTATTGTTCCTAAGTATATTAGTTTTAAGTATAGAGTTTGTTTTACTGTTTATATATTCTCTTGCTTTATCCATAGTAATTATGCGTTTGCGTATGTTTTAGTAATAACATTATCTTTTTCAAATATCAAACCTCTTGTCGGGTCTAATTCAACGGAATAGGTGTTACCTCCTGATACTTTTTGCGCATATATTCTACCATCTCCAGATATAAGTATCTATGAACCATTGCTACATCTAACGTATATGGTTCCTTCTTTGGGAGTTGTATTCTAAGATCCGTATATATCTATTAGATAAAAATCTGAATCTGTAGATTGAGGCACTCTTAGTCCACTGAAACTATCACCTGCTAATATTACTTTACCGTTAGTACTATCTCCTACATTGAGTTCATTAATTTCTCCAGAGGAATTCCAAGCGATTTTACCATCTGCCAAAGAACCGCTTCCATCAGAATTAATAGTTAATTGATGCTTAGCACTAACCGTATAGTCTAAACCACTGTTATTAACTGTAAATGCATTAGAAGATCCTTTGGTAAACATCAGTAAACCAGAATCATTCAATTGCATAGAAACATTATTAGAAGAATTATTGTTATCAATCTTTGAATGACTAAAACCACGTAAATCCAAAGTAGTTGTACTACCTCCAGAACTAGAGTCTGCATTAGATAAAGTTATAGAACTATAATTAGAATCTGCAGCTAAATGTACACCTCCAGCTCCAAAGTAAGCTTCACCACTTTCAAAATCTAATAAGAAGTTAGGTCTAAACTAGTTAGAAGGGTTCATAGCATTTGCAGAACTACTAGCATCAATTAGTTCATATCTAGAACTATCACCACCACTAGAGTTCTTACCTCTTTGTGAGAACATCAAGTTATTGTTAAATACAGCTCCACCTACTAATGAGTTAGGTGCAATAAGTAAATCAGTATAGATAGCTTCAAAGTTTTTTAATGGTTCCCATGCTCCAGAGGTATCTGTTCCTGGCGATTCGTTATTCTACTACGTACCAATCCATGTCATTACGGCTTTTAAAAAGAAATAGTGATTGCCTTCAGTATCTCCTCCAGTATCATATACATATGGGGCAGTTTCTCCATCGTTAATATAAGGAGTACTAGTACTATATATACCCATAGGATATGCTATAGGTTGTGAACCTACTGGATCTGGAGTAATTATACCACCCATAGGATTAGGTTTAGACCATGCAGTTTCCATATTATCATTAATAACTCTACACTGAATAAACCATATATAATTATACTCATCTTCATTAGTAAGTTCAGGAACATCCATAGACCAACCTGTAGGATTTCTTTTCCATTTCATAGTGTCATTCCAAGTCTCACCGGTATAAGTAGTTTCAGTACCTTTACAGTATCTGACTTCGTAACCTACTCCAGGAATACCAGAACCACCATTATCACCAGTCATACCAGTCATATAGTATGGATCACACCATTGTTCCATTAATGTGTTATCTCCACCATTAATAAGAGCAAATGTAGCCCATAATACTTTACCGCTACTTAACGCTGGTGCAGTAGAACTCCAACCTGCGGGATAACGTTCAGCTGCATTTAACTAAGGAGCTATTTCCCAACTGTTATTTCTAGCAAATCTGTATTCATAGTAGTTACCATCCGTGCCTTGAACTTTACCTACATTTACCCATTCACTACCATTCCATACCCACAAGAAACCATCAATAACCCAACCATCTCCTATCTCATTGCCACTATCTGGAAGATCATCTGTAGAATCTAAAGTACCTTTAATAACAACCCCTTGACCTGTTATTTTTACTACAGCCCCCCATTCTATTACAGAACCTGTTTCACCTTGAACTAATGCTACAGATTTCCACCATATACCTGTGGACATATCAGGAGTAAGTACCCAACCATCACCTGGATTATATGGGTCATTGCTAGTAGGCTTTTCAGGTTGAGTAGAACTCTACTTAAATGCTTCTACTTGATAATTAAAGTTATTACCATCAAGACCAGGTACACCTGTAATTAAATAAGGCCCTTGCCAACCTCTTTCGTCTTCAGGCAGAGATTCATCAATTACTAACTTATTATCAAAAGTAACTAAAGCTTGAATACCCCATATGGCTTCTTTACCAGTCACAGAGGGCATACCTACACCCCAAATACTACCAGGGTTAATATTCAATCTATCTGGATCTCTAGGCTTAATATCACTACCAGATGTCTTAGTATACATTACTCTAAGGTGTTGACCATCTTGACCATCATCTCCCCATTTAGCCCATAATGACGGAGAACTAAAGTTACCCCATTTGTGAGTATCACCTTTATACTTTCTTTTACTAACCCATTCATATTTAAACTCTTCACTTACTCCCTTAGGATCATCTGTCCAAGGTTGTTCACCAGGATCTGATTGTGGTATGTACTCATCTTGATCTGGATTATTATCTGTAATCTCTTTAGGAGAAGCAGGCAATTTAGTACGCTGATATACATATTCTACTCCATCACCATCTTTACCATTCACTCCCCATTTGGACCAAATAGTAGGGTCACTCCACTCACTCCAAGTACCATCAGTTTGCAAGTTATGTGAACAAACCCATTCGCATTGATACTATTCACTGATGCCTGTAGGATGATCAGTCCAACCTTGTCTAATAGCTTCAGTCTGACTATTACCTGTAGGTTTAGTAGGAGTAACAAGACTAGTTATAGTAAGTTTATATACAAACTCAATATTACTACCATCTGCACCATCATGACCATCTGCACCTGTAAGTCTTACAGGAGTACTCCAAGGCGCTACTATTGTACCTTTACTAGAGAATGTAGCGGTAGACATCCACACATAGCCATTAGGATTACTATCACTACCAGACCATCCTTCAGGATATGTAATAGTATTAGTATCGTAATCCCAGCTACCTCCTACAGGAGTATCAGGTCTTTGTATAGTTTTAGTAGATTTGTATGCTATTACTACTCTAGTAGTATCTCCGTCTATACCTGGTACACCATCAATACCATCCTTACCGTCCTTACCGTCTTTACCATCTTTACCGTCCTTACCTGCATCTCCTGTTCTACCTGCTGGTATACCAAATGAGAATAAGAACTTATCTTTATCTAAAGATACAGATGCAGTAGGTGTACTTGATTCATATACATCCTTAATTGCAGCTTTAAACTTAGAACTACCTATAACTATATCAGCTACAGATTCAAGCGGTAATTTATAGTTATTGTCTTTTTCTGCAGTAACAATGTATTCACCACCTGTAGCTTCAAGCTTCTCTTCTAAGTCTAATATCTTTACACCATCACACTTTTGTAACATATCTATCTATTTTATAATTTACAATAACCATTACTGCAATTTCCTGTACTGCAAGTATTATTAGAACAAGAGTAACAAATACCACTAAATAAAGTAGCAGAGTTACGCTCTTTCTCTAAGTGAAGACAGTTATCCTTTTCTGTATTAAGGCAGTCACCTTTCTGAGTAAGAATAGCATTATTACAGCAAGTACTAGCTGCACATTTGGGTCTAATAGATATCTCAAGTAATCTACAGATATCTACATATAATTGTAAAGCATCACTATAATAATCGGATGTCAAAGCATACTCAAGCAACTATCTCTTAAAGACTACTAACATTATATTCTGCATAGTCTGATCATCTAAACAAGTTGAACAGTGAGTATGTAATTTCCTAATTTCTGCCATATACACAATTGAAGGATTGTAGTATATACCATGAAAATGAATTTCTTCCTGATCCGTAAAACATCTTAATGTAATATACTTCATATTCCAATCTAACTCTAGAATATCATCATTAGTTACAGTTACATTATTATCGGAATCAATTGTAATATTCTCAGAAAAGCCAATGTTATGTATAGGACTGTCTTCAAGTATGTTCTTTAAATTCCATACTTCATCTATATAAACTTCCTTACTATAGTTACTGATATCAATATCAGATCCTACTTTAAAAGTCAGTTTATCACCATCTATTTGTATATTTGTTAATTTGTCCATATATCAACAATAAAAAAAGTGGAGAGTGGAATATTCCACAACTCCACTTCTGTAGTTTGTAAAAGGAATCTTATCCCAAATTCAATCTCTCTAACGTGGATTAGGCAATTGTCTTACCAGCAATAAATGACTGAATACCTTTATCTACAATAGAATCAACTAAACTAGGACAATAAACTTCCGTAGTCAACGGAGTAGTCTTGATGTACTGATTATCATTGCTCAAGTACAGGTTATCGTTTTCGATGATAGCATAGTCATATTCTGCATCTTCTACTACTTTACGGACTTGTTCAACAATAGGATATGCACCAGTAAATACGTGACCCTTATAACCCATGTTACGTACTTCTGCATCACGTACTTGCTTCCAATAACCCTTACCAGGATTACCAGCAGTCTTAACAATCGTAGCACCTACAACTGCCTTAGGCTGATTAGCAAGCAATGCACCAGGAATAGTCTCATACAGAGATGCTTCCATAGATACAACGCTGTATTCACTCAAAGAGTAAACACCTTCATTATCATCCTTCGGCATAGCAGTCAAAGTCAGAACTGCAGCAGAAGCAGTAGCCTGTACTCTACGATTCTTGTGAGCGTTAATCTTCTTCAAGAAAGCGTCTACTAAATCTTTAGCTGTAGTAGTTTCAGCATATACTTCATAAGTATGAGTAAACTGCCAAGCAGCTTCATACATATCCTTATAAACGATACGCAAAACGTAACGATTACCAGCAATAATAGTAGCGTTAGTTAAAGTGATTACAATCTTTTCTTCAACAGGAGCTACATATTCTCCAATTACTGCAGACGGTTTAGAAGCTTTCTGGATTTCAGTAGAGAAATCAATATTAGCTTTCTGTGCTACTGTACCATCAGGCATAGTAACATTCATCTTTTCACCTGCTACACCTACATACAGAGAGTTAGCATTTACTGCAGCATCAGCAGTTTTAATAAGAGCCTTATTCTCATCGAACAAAGCAACATCACCAACAGCCAAAGCATCTACTGTAGTGTAAGAAGCTGGAGCTTGTTTTCCAATCAGAACTGAGTGTACTGAAGTTATCATATTAAATGTTTGTTTTTAAATTAGACATTAGCGCTTAGTCTATTCGCTTACTTTCTACTTTCATTATTTCAGATTTCCACGTTGGTAAGCGCCTTAATTATTCGTCCTAAGATTTCTTAGAACTGGTATTAGGTATAGTCTGCACTATCATTTGAACTGCTAGATCTACTATATCCTAATGTGTATTTTCTGGAAGATCTGTATATTCTTCAGTAAGATCACTTACATTACCCAGATCTTTTGCTTTTCTTAAATAAGTAAGCTAATATGAACTTATATCATAATTACCATCAGTATATAATACAATTTTATTGTCAGTATATACTCTAATAGGTTTTGCTTGATTATAACGCAATTTATGATCTGATAGACTATTACTTAGTCTAGAGCTTACTGTCTCTATTGTAGCCTCTATTACATCAGACTCATGAGTAATTAAGTTATTACATTTATTATCCTTTATACTTATGTATACATTTTCACCAAGTGCAAACATATAATCTTCAGGATAATTGGCTTCCCATTTGTTACCTAACTTACTAAAATTATAAGTAGTATAATCTTTAGTATTTACTAAAGTACGTATGTTATCAGTAATCTCTTGATTCCTCTAGAATACTCTAAAATTCTATTTAACATATTCGTCTTTAGCTCTATTTATAAAATGAAACAAAGTATCTGAAGGAAACTTAATAGCTTCATTATAACTAGGTATGATATTATTTAGCTGCCTCTCTACATTAATCTAAAAACTCCTCTCTGTCATAATTATTCAGATACTTGGTTTAACTAAAACTTAGAAGATTGTCTTTGAGATTCTATATTCTCTAAAGCAATTACTACAGCTCTATTAATAATCTCATACATGACATCCTCAGGAAAATCTAATTCTTGTTCAGGTTTAGTGTAGTCAAACTTAGTTGGTTTCTTAACATAAGTTAGATCTACTCTATAGAACTCTGTATTATCTTCTACTCTTGGAGCATACATAGGATCCTGCATTAAAACAGGATCTACGTATACTAAGAGTTTATTATTTTCTAAAGTAGCTACTGGATTCTCTACCCAAGGTATGTTATTATAAGTCTGCTTAAAAGGCTTTACTAACTCATGGCTAGTAAGTACACAGTTAGTCTAGAATTGTCCATACTTAAGTAATACACTAAGTATAGTCATTCTATTATCTTCATCATGAACATCTTCTAATGCATACTCATTATAGTCTGTATGTACAGCATGAAGATTAACATCTGTAGCTATTAACTTCTCTATTTCAGATAAGTTAGATACAGAACCTTCCAAACCTACTCTTAATGCATTGTTACCAGTAATCTTATTACTTAAGATTTCTAACTATGCTTGATTAAGAAATAAGTCTACTTCTTCATCTAAGAATGCTGGGCATCCACCATAAGCAATACCTTCTGCATTCTTATCCAGAACTACCTTGAAAATTATATGAGAATCTTTATTAGTCATTACTTAGATTTAATTTCATTAAGTATTGCTAATTTAATATCTTGATTCTTCTTATCCTTAAGATAAGCAATTACATCTTCAAGACCATTACCAATTAAATCAGTACCAAAGTAATATTGAGCACGATTCTTTCTAATAATGTTTTTAGCAATAGCTTCTTCAATTACGAAGTTAATTTCTTTATTAGGGTTATTTACCCATTTCATCAAGAACTTAGAAGGATCAGCTTCAATAAATTCTGACAATTTAGCTTCAGCAACTTCATTAGACATAGAGTCTGATTTCATACCGTAGAGACGTAAACACTTACGCATTTCTTCAGTAGACATCTTATCCATTTCTCTATATGCTTCACGCTTAACTTTATTGAACTTATTCTGTTCCTCTGCTTCACTATCCTTATTAATCATAACATAATCTGTGCTGGGCTTAATACCATTAAGACCATTAGCAACTCTTTTATGCTTTTTAAGGAACAAATATTTTAATTCATCCTCAGGTCTATTAGTATCCAATATCAAATCCTTTTTGCCAATCTTAATAGCAAAAGTATCCCAGAACGTACTATTGGGAGATAACTATCCCTCAGGATAACCAATTTCTTTTTCTAATCTGGTTGCATCTTCTGCAGATAAACCAGTATATAAATTACCAGATCTAGTCCAGTAAGAGCTTACATAGTCAAAACATGTAGGCCATTTAGTAATCCCAGTCCAGGGATTAGTTTTAATTATTCTAACGATTACTTCCATAATATAAAATATTAGATTATCAAGTTAGTAGGGGCCCTAAGGCCCCTTTATTTATTAACCGCAAGCTAGCTATTACTCAGCTTCCATGATCAATTCTCCACATGCGCGGGGATCCCTAAGCATAATACCCATTTCCCCGAGGAAGAATACGGTGTATCCGTCCTTACCATTAGATCTCAGAGTATTAATAGACTTACCGTAGCCAGACGGAAGAACTGCACCACCAGTAGTCCAAGTTACGAATTCACGATCCTTACGAACTACCTTAACAATGTTAGCTTCACCATCACGTCTACCCAGATCCAGGAACGTCATACGGTATGATTCCAGCGGTTTCAAAGTAACCGGATGTAACTTACGATTGTAAGTAATATCGTCATACAGCGGGAAATACTTCAGAGTCAACTCGATACCATTAGTCATCTTATAAGTCTTGAACTGACCACCAAAAGTAAGGCTATCACCAGAACCAGTTACAAATACAGTATCAATCAAGTTCATGTTAACTACCTTTTCTTTCAGGATTCTATCGAATTCACGAATACCCATTTCACCAGTCAATGCAACAAACTTACGTTCGTTAGTACCAAGTACATTGTAAGACAGGTCAAACAGGAAGTCTTCCAACAGTTCTGCAGTAAGATGAGTATAGTAACGTCTGTTAGACGGAGCAATCTGTTCCAACAGACCAGCACCAATAAATACCGGACGGCCGTTAGTACCTTTCAGATTACAAGAACCATCTTTATTTACATTAGATTTCATGTAAACCAACATACGTTCACATCTCTTATACCATTCACGCAGAGCTACCCATTCCTGATAATCAGCCCACAAATAAGACTTCTTACCAGTCTTAGGATCCTGCAAAGCAATTGCCATTACTGTAGAATAAGCTGAACCAGTAATATCATAGTTGATACGAATTGTAGTAAGATAATTACGCATCTTGAAATGAGTATTATAGTTCAGGATATCGCCCTCTTCACTGTATTCTTCAACAGCAGAAGCCAGACGAGATACTTGGCAACCCGGTTTCAAGAGTTCTGCAGGGATATAAGAAGTAGGCTGACCATCAGCTACAAAACAAGTATATACCCACAGGTTACCGTCCTGATACGGAGCACCTGCTACACGTACTTGGAATTCCTTATCATCAAATTCCAATACAGCAGTAGGACCAAACCAGTTATCTTCTAACCACAGCATAATCGGTGTATTGCCAAGACCTGCAGTTGAATCATCTGTAATAGCTGCGCCATTCCATTTTGCATCTCTAATTGTAACTGCTCTATCGGCATCAATCATTACATTCCACTCCCAGCTCGGTTGGTCGATAGTCATTACGTTACCAAGACCACCAGTAAGCATATCCAAAGAAGTGTTGTAACCATTATCCTTAGTTCCGAATACATAAGACAACACGGTAGCAACCTGATATGGATTCTATTGAGAAGCCGCAGAAATCTTAGCGGTATCAATCAAATCACTGAACCATTTACCTTTGTATAAAACTAAGTTATTTAGAATATTATTATCCATAAAATACTAGTAATTTTAATTTTTATTAGTTAATATTAATCTGCACGTAATCTTCGCGCAAAAGAATTCCACATAGACTCGGTGCTAGTGTTATCCTGTTTCTTAGTCTTTCTACTTACTCCTGTTCTATTAAGACTATTCTTAAACTTGTTAATAGCTGCATTTTGACCTTTTACTTCGGCGGCTTTTACAAGTGTGTCTCCTTTCATAGTAAAGTAGGCAGACTCAATTAAATTTTTTACGCTCTTAGACCAATCCTTTTGGAATTTAGTCATACCATCAGAGGTAGGCTTGAATATATATTCCAACAGTATCTGTTTATCCTTTTCAGGAATTTTAACACCGCGAATATTATCCATGCCCTTTATTTCGTTGACAACGGTATCAAAGTACTCCTGTTGGCGTTGAGCTGCAAGCTTAGCAGCATTTTCTTGATCTTTCAATAGCTGTTGTTTCTTACTCTCTCTTATATCCTTAAGAGCTTCAGCAGCATCCTATGATTCATCTTCAAGAATGCCAGCTTCCTCATATTTAGTGAGTTTCTTTTCAATTTGTTTAGTATTAAATCCTTTTTCTTTAAGGAATTCTTTTAATACTAACTTCTGATTACTCTCGTCTTCAAGATCAATATCATCAAGATCAATTTCGCTGTCAATTGAGAAATAATCTCTTAAATTACCACCATTCTTAACAAACTTATCAAGTTGCTCAACTTCTTCACTAGCGTATTGTGGTACTGAGTTTTCTTCAATTACATCGTTAAAGTAATCAATAAGATCTTCAACAGTCTTAGGTTTATCATCATCTTCAATGTCGTCCCAACCTAACTTTTCAGACAAAGAATCAAAGAAACCTGTTACTATGGTAGTTTCATCAGTAGACTCTTCTGGTTCTTCTTCCTCAACTTCAGGTTCTTCTGTTTCTTCCTTTGTAGTAGTTTTAGGTTTAGCTTTAGATTTAGATTTTACTTCTTTATCTTCTTCTTCAAGCTCTTCCTCTTTCTCTTCCTCAGTTTCAGTTTTCGTATTCTTACGAATATTATTTAACTCTTCTTCACTGAGTTCTTCTCCTACTCCTTCAAGATCAATTTTTGTTTCTTCCTCTTCCTCATTAGTAGGAGAAACAATAGGTTTATTCTTTACACTTGCTCCTGGCATGAGTTCTTCAAATACCTCAAAACCGTTCAATGTTACATTATCCATAATTATATATAATTAGATTTATTGTTTGTTTTCTTTATTATTAAAGTAAGTATTAACACCTAATGTGGCAGTGCCAAGCAATGGGATGGTATTAAACCACTTAGTATAGGTTTTAATGTTTTTATGCTGTTTAGACATTTTCTTTATAGGATCACTATCAGGCATTTTGTCTAAGTATTTCTTAAGTAAAGCTGAAGATACTGGTTCATCTAAATTCTATATTTCCCCATTCTACTTAAGTATAGTCCTTAACTGATTCATATAAGCTTTCTATTCTGTACCTTTTCTGTAATAGTCAGTAGCGTCTGTCTATTTTAGTGAATTCTCTAACTACTTTAACATATTATTATTGACAGATGTATCTATATTTCTACTAATTATATAATCAGTATAATGATTCATTTCGTGATTAGCTAATTGCATAGGATCTCTATACATTCCTGTATTTACCCATAAATCAAACTCATTAGGTTCTGCTCCTACTCCAGTCTTATTAAATCGTTCTTCTGCAAATGGTTTAGCCTATAATCTTCCAGAAGCTACCATATCTTTGGGTTGAACTTCAGGTAAATCAAAGTACCTATGCTGATACAAATCATCAAGCAGATCATAAGTTTCACTATAATTAGTACCGAATATTTTATCTGCCTATTCGGCTCTATTACGATAAGGTATTGTATTAATGTCTTCTAGAACTCTATTTCTAGAATTAGCTATATCTGATAAATAATCTCTTTTCTTACTAATATTACCCAGAGCCTAATTTATTAAACTTTGTTCAGTTCTATTTACAGTAGGAATGTATCTAGCAGCAGCTTTTACATTTCTTAAACCACTAGGAACAAAAGGTAATACTGTAAGAGCGGCTAGTCCAGCACCTAACCAATCTCTATTCTTTACTGCATCATAAGTATCTTTAACCGATATAGCATCACCAATAGGAGTCATATTAGCAGCATCTTCAATACTAAATACAGGTTTTAAACCTTCTTCTAAAGGTCTACCACTGCTACTTCTACCTGTAGCCTGATAGAATCTTTCCTTCTCAGGATCACCTACCTCACCGCCATCTGCAAATGTTTCTACTTTCCAATCCCAATAGCCTTTACCGGGATTATTTTCCCGGTAAGACTTTAGGTTCTGCATTCTCTATTTAAATGCTTGTCTATCCATAATCTTTCAATTATTTCTTTCCGCCTTTGCCCTTCTTAGAGCTACCAGACTTCTTACCTCCACATGCCATAATTAATTCCTCCTATTATTCAATTGTTTTAAGATATTGTTTCCAATTCTTCTTATTAGCCTTATATGTCTTCTTTCTATCCTTAATCTTGTACTTATCAAGATCTTCAGGCTTACGTGTTTTCAGATAATCAAAGTTATCGTCATTAGCATAAGCTTCCATTTCATAAGGAATAGTATAGTAAGCACTAGATGCAGGATAGATTATAGGGTTACCTTTAATCCATGACCATGCATAAGACCAATAATAACTCATCCATCTCTTTCTATCTTTAGCTTGATAGAGATGAATATTTTCGTGATTCCAAGTAGTAGGTTTAATCTGAGATTCAGGTTTTCTACTTAACAAGTAACCACACCAGCTCATTGCAGAGTAACCACTAAATGGATAGTGATCCATATGCTTATACTCTACTTTATCTGCTTTTACTTTAGTGAATAACTATTTAATTATCCACCATGTTTCTTTAAACCAATTCATAATTATTTACTCTTTTTAGCTTCTGCATTTGTCTTATTCTTAAGCGCTGTCTTAGCTTTTAGTCTTTCTCTCTCCATTGCTGCTTTGTCTTTAGCTGCCTGCAACTTCATTTCATGATCCATTCTTTCTCTTTCAAGCTGATTCTTCTTATCTTCTATTTCTTTTTTCATCTTCTGCTCTCTAATCTTAGCATTAAATTCAAATTGTTTAGAAGCTTCATCAGATGCTTGCTTACGTTCAGCTAATGCCTAATTAGCTATCTCAATAGGATCAGGTATATTATTTTGATTCTAATCCATATTCTCAGCACCTCTATAAGCATTAAGTTGAGCTACAGTAATTTTAGTAGCATTATCTTGATCTATCTTATATTTCTCAAGATCCATTTCTGCTTCTTTAATCATAAGCTCCTCTTCCTTAATCTCATTTTGCATTTGAATAGCTTGCTGTTCACGTTCTGCTTGAGCCTACTCCATAGCCTGTTGCTGTTCCATACGTTTCTGCTCAATCTCCTCTAATCTAGACTTAATCATACTAATATTATCCATAGTAATGATTTCAGCTATATCGAGTAAACTAGCTCCATTCTGCATAGCAGGTTGCATTAACTGCTTAAGTGTTTCTATATACTGTTGATTCTTGGTAGTATCTTCTATAAAGATATCAAAATCCTCATAAAGCATATCATCTGATAGCGTTAAGAATGCTCTAGTAGCATCATCTAATATATATTGTAGATGAGTTTTACTACCATCTTTCCAAGCCCATCTAGCGGTATTAAGCAACATAGTTAAGCATTCTCTCTTTACCTAATTGTGTGTCCAGAACCAAGGTTCAGTAATATGAGCTGATTGTACTACAGATCGTTCTACGTTACCTACCAATTCATTAGATGAAATAGACCCTTCCCTTTGCTTACTAACTCCAGATATCTCAGATAGCATACTTTCAATCTTATCCATAAGATTAATATACTAATCTATGGTATTAGCCATAGTAAGATCTAACGCTGTAATCTGATTAAATTGGCTAGGTTTACCTCCCTCTCTACCAGGTATATCCCACCCTTCTTCGTATGGATTAATAAAGTTTACACCTAGAGCAGATAAGTAATGCATCCATTTAGATACATCTATATTCATAGATTTTGGTATCTAAGTAATATCCATGTTTACTACTTTACCTTTATCCCTAGCCATAGCAAGCTCAAGTCTATACCATAGTACAATATACATATACTGTAATGGTTTCATCATGCTTACTAAACTACGAGGTCTACTGTTTGTATTATTATACACTACCCCAGTATAAGGCAATCTCTGAGAGTTAGGATTATCAGATGAAGTATATTGATATTCTAATGGTTGTATTCCTATATATAGGTCTTCCCCTGCTCTATATCCCTCCCATACTTCAGTAATCCATTTCCATTCTACATTAAGTTCCGTCCCGGTCTCTTTATAGCTCTCATCTACTTGATATTCTTTAGGCTCACCTAATTCAGGATCAATTATAGTAACAAATCCTATCTTCTTAAATGATTTCCAGCAACAGTGCCATACTTTCACACTATTAGTACTATCAAATGGATTACTACTGAACCCGTTAATAGTATGAGTCTTAATATGAGTATAATCTAAAGACGTCTTTCTTACTTCAGGATTTATACCACCTTTAGAAGCTTGATCCATCATATCTAACAACTGATTTAGCTGTTTCTCAGACATCTTATCGTATAATCTATCATATAGCTCAGTTACAGACATATTCATTTCATAACAGCACCATTCTGCGTCATGAATGAATTCTAAGTCGGACGTTTCAGTATCATAATCAAAGTAGATAGGATTAACACGTTCGAGGCACGGTTCTCCATTTAGTATACCTACATAGTATATCTCTTCACCACCAACTAAAGCATCTTTCCAACCTTTAAAGAATTCATGAGTAATGTTTAACTTATTCTTTAAGTAATTAAGACTGTGATATGCAGTTATTTCTGCGATATCTTTATAGTCTTTACTCATGTATTTTTGTATCTACTAAGGAGTCATTATCTCACCATTCTGTAAAGCTTCCTAGTATCTAGCTTGTTCTTCAGGACCTAATTTACTCATTATAGTAGCCTGAATGTAATCTATTAAAAGCTATTTGGCTCTGTCCTACATCTCACTAGCAGCTATATCACTTGTACGTACTACTTTAAAATTGAATGGTCTTTTGGTTTCTTCTCCCAACAGTAAATCTATCTTAGGCTTAATTATATTATAATCCTAAGCCATTGCAGGAAAGCCGTCCTGCTGTTTAAAAGGATTAGTAACATATTTCAGATCTTTTTCATTATATATACTATTATAAAGATCATAGTATGTTTGCATCTCCTCTCTGCGAGTTCTGTTATTACCATTTCTAGAACCTCCTAAACTACGACCTATAACATAGTCTATACAACTTTCTTGCCAGTCTTTTGTCTTCTTAGACATAGGAAGTTTCTATATTGGCATTTGATTAATATTATTCATAATTAAAACATATATGCTTCGATATTATCTATAGCTTCGTCGTCACGAAACCATTCTTGAGTAAATATAGGGCCTTCAAACAGTACCCTATTTCTATTCTCTTTTTTAATCTCTTTTACTTTAACATTATATAGCTATTCTCTATATATCATTACTTGGGTCAACGCCATTACACGGTCTACGTTAACTACATCATTTGCAGCTATAAGTTCCTCTAATAGCGGTTCCGACATTATATTGTATAAGTTCTTCTTACCATCAGCATTAATATCATTAAGCCAATCTTTTATTAGTCCCCATCCCCACTGCTTAATCTATTTATTCATATGGCAACCCTTTTTTCTATTTACTTTAGAATTACTTACTATATCATTAATTATATCTGGTTGATCAGCAAGTAAGTAGTCACAATGCTTATTAGTAAAGTAAACAAATATACCTTTATTTTGATTCTCATACATTGCTCTAGCATTATAGTATATAAGCAATTTACGTACATTTTCATAAAAGTCTTCTGCTGATTTAGGTCTACCTGTATACTCTGCTACTATTATATCTGAATACTATTCTATAGACTATACTCTCTTATATATAAAACAAGAACCTAATGATGTAGTACTCGATTCATCATAATCATATGAGTCTATACCTGCAATATACAAACCAGCGCTAGTATCCTTATTAGGATGCTCCCATATTACTATAGAACCGGTAGGATCATCTCCTACTAACGCTCCAGTAACTTCATCCCTTTTAGTTCTTAATGGATAATGTGTTATATCTCCTGTCTTCTTAATAACCCATTTAAGGCTACCGTCAGGTTGCCATACTAGATCGCCTACCTACTTATGATTCTATAATTTTTTATTAGTTCTGAGTAATGATAACTACTCCTGTAATTCCTTCTTAGGAAATATGTTACCATTAAACTCTAGCATAGCTTCTGCTGGAGTAATAGGTCTTTCTGCAACATATCTATCAATAGCTGCATTGTTGGTTGCACTAGTTATTACTACTTGTCTCTCTGCTAATATATACTCTAAAGACTTCTTACGGTATGTATTACCGTCTTCATCCATATATATACGTTTACCCTTCTCATCACGTATATCTAAGTTAGTATATTGGGGTACAAAGAAACCACATTTATTAGTAGTAGCAGACTCATCCCATATGTTGTCAAATCCTAAACAGTTGTATCCATCAGGATTATAGAACATATCCTTCATAGTCTCAAATGCAGAGCCTTCATCACCACCAGTACCCCATACTATCATAGTACCAAATGCTATGCCGTCTACTTCTACAGAAGGTCTAGCGATTTGCCATGCTGCACCTAATTCAGAGAAAGAACCACCTTCTTCAAACATAATAAGATTAGCTTTCTTACCACGTACTACGTCCGGATTGTCTTTCAAAGTAACACCTATGATTTCTGATTTATAACCTAATTCTATGATATTACCATAATCATCCTTAGTATAAAATCCAGCACGTCTACGCATCTAGGTATTGACAGATCTTTTCTTACCCCAAGCTGTATTCTTGTCTATAAAGTCCATGTAATCCCAAGCTTTAGTAAGAATACCATCATCTGTCAAATACTATTTATTTGATGCATATATGAAGGTTTTAGAGTATGGTATTAGATAGAAATTACGACATGCCATAGAACCGCCTTTGTATGAGAAACCCTTACGTCTAGACTTAAGTAAGCATAAGTGTTTACCCTACTCTTGGGCTTCCTATACTGCATTAAAATAGTAATAGTCATAATCCCAGAAGTCAGGAAATGTTACTTCGTTAACACGCTTTACTTTAGTCTTTCCAAACTCATCTGTTGTAATATGGTTAACTATACGAGATATAGGACAATAGTTTAAATAAAAATAGTTATACCCACTAATGAAATCTCCATCATCAGCAGTATA